GCCGCCGCTGGCACCAAATCCATATAAAGGCACCGCAATACTCATACGTACACCTCCACCGTAATCGGAATATTCACCGTGGGCTTGTCCTCAAGGCAGGTAAACGTCAGCGTACTGCCCGACCGGGAAGCGAAGCTCACCATACCGCAGGCCTCTTTCAACGCCAGATTGATCTCCGTGTTACTCCCGTACACTGGATAAGCCATCGCACGTTTTGTATCCGTCAGACCGGAGACCGTAACAGACTGGGTATACGGGGCGCTGGCAGACCAACCGGCAGCAGTTAACGTTGCAGTCTTTGCAATCGTTTTGGCATTACTTAACGCCGTATCTACGTACCCCTTGGTTGTGGCATCAGCGCCGTCCGTGGGCGCACCTAATGCTTTGATTTGATGGGAGTTCATGACAATATTTCCGGTCATTAGACCGCCAGCACTAGGCAATGCCCCGACATTTTCAGCTTCTAGCTCAACGTTGCCATTGGAGTTAGGTTCTTTGCCGCACACTTTGGATACAGCTCCAGTGCCATCCAAGCCCATACGGGAGACGGAGTAGGCATAAATCGGGTCTCCGGAATTGAACGTCATTGCAATTCGCGTCCACAGGTAAGCGCCCTGTGCTACCGTGGGAATGCTGCCTTGCCAGTTTCCGGACGGTATAACATTCCCGGATGTGCTAGCTTGATATGTTACGGACTGGCTGGTCAACAGCGCCGGGTTCCCGATGTCGCCCTTTTCGCCCTTGATCTCGAACCACTGATACTTCGTCCAGTCCGTTGGGGCAGTTGCGGAATTGCCGCTGTATACGCCCATCCAGTTGTCAGGGAGAACACCGAAGCTGTGAGAAGCCGCCGTTGGCTTCTGAGACGCGTACCGAATCCAGACGTATGCGTTGTCACCCTTATCGCCCTTTGCGCCGTTTGTGATGGTAAACGTGCTGGTGGTGCTGTCGTTGTAGGTGATGCGGTATGTATCCACAAGGCCGCTTGTGGATACTTTGGCAATGGTTGCAATGCCCTTGCCGTTGGACACGTTGAAATCAAAGGTAGTCGTATCGGCAAGCGTAATGCGGTATGTATCCGTAAGGCCGCTTGTGGACTGCTTCACGATGCTGCTGATACCGCCGTGGCCGTCAGCTGCGGCGGTAAGCCAGTTCAGCAGAATTTGTCCCGTCAGCTTCTTGGCCGCGCTGTCCTGTTCCAGGACGAAAAGGTCAGCGGCTTTTATCTGTTCCGCTGCAATCAGCTCGGATATTGCTTTATCTGCGATAAGTCATCCCTCCTCAACGTCAGTCTCTTTTTCGGGGGCAGGAGGCGCAGACAGCTCCTGCACCACTTCTTCAATGGCCTGCATACTGCCCAGCATTCTGTCCCAGTTCTCCCGTCCTGCGACCTGAACGCCCTCAAGGGTATTCAGGACTGCCCTAAGTTTCATTACAGGGTTCATTTCCTACTCCTTTCCCAGCACGACGCGAATGGCGCCGGTTTCCGGTACGATAGCGATTATCTTCGTATATTGGGCGGCGTACTGCCCTTCCCACCACATTTGCACCGTCTCAGCGGGATTTGCAAATACCGTGGCAATCGTCGCCAGGGATTCCCCGAGAATACGGATGTTTATCTGCCCCGCCTGGGGAAATGGGTTGAAATAATCGCAGTCGAATTCTTTGCCTGTTGCGGTTTTCAGTTTTTCCATCGAAACCTCCTATTATAATCAGTCATATCAAATCCATGTTAGGTATTTTATAGATACTGTTCCGCCGTTTCCATCCCTGAACGATGTAGAAGCTATAGCTATCGTATGGCCTCCAATTACCAGTCCTTTATCTTCGGTTGATAAACTAGGCGCTGTATTCCACCCATTGAACACACCATTTGCAAAATCCGCATACCCAAGGGAGGTGTTGATACCTCCGGATACTGCGTAATTGCCGATAGAACCGCCATATATCTGCCCGCCGTAGCCGCCTGAGATACTGCCGGAAGTAATGCCGCCGCCGTTGAAATACCCATCGTCGCCGCCATAGTCAATTCTTCCGGCGCTGACGCTTCCCCGGAAATAGCCATTCTCCGCATACAGATTCCCGGTCGGCGTAATTTGCACGCCGTTAGCCTCAGAGCCGCACTGAATGCCGTTGACCCCAATGTAAATACCCAGGCTGTTGGTGCCGTTCCAGACCTGATTGTTATAGCTTAGGTAGTCGGATTGGATATCAAGACCGCCGATTTTGCCGCTTAAGGCGATGAACTTTCCACGGACTTCTGCGCCGGATTTGGTGATTCGGAACACCGTGGTATTGTTGGCCTTGACCGTCCAGGAATCATTAAGCAGCTCCCAACCGAAGGACGAGCTGCTGCCGCCGGTTTTGGTCACCCGTGCGGAGATCTGGTCACTCTGAATGTCCAGCCGCGAGGTGAGTTCGTCCCCCTGCTCGATACGGGCAGAGACTTCGGCGGAAATCTGGTCGGCCTGAATTTTTAGTTGTGCCCGGGTTTCTATAAACTGACGTTCTACTTTACGTGTTTCGTGGGATTTATAGGGAGCGGATTCGTCGATTTCCTCAGAGCCGGGGGCGGAAACATCCGCGCGTATCATTTTCCCGTAGGACTTTGACACGCTGTAGATGCCGCCATAGGTTCCTTTAACCTGAACCGCATCTCCAATCTCCGCCGCCGGGTCTAAGATTGCGCCTGTCGCCGTATATGTTTGGTAGGAATAGCCGTTGATTCTGGCCAACATATCGTTTGCCATTTTTTGAGTTCCGAAAGGGTTTTCGGAGATCAGCTCCTTGCCGCTGTCTGTACCCGCCGTGTACTCCACGCCGTCAGCAACCTTCAACGTGACACGGCTGTACGCGCTGAGTGGGTCTGATATTTTCAGGCTGTCGGCGGCAGACCCGATGATGAACTTATCAAACAAGGATTCTGGCACCTCCAAACGTGATCGCTCTGTTATCGCTTCCGCCAACAATCAGATAGTTGGTTTCCTTCGGAAGCCCCGTGAGCGTGACCAGCATCAATTCTCCGGTGGCCGTCATAGCCCAGGAGCCGGTGTACATTGCGCCGATGTAGCCAATGACCTCACGGCAGCTGTACCCGGCAGGGTACGGGATTTCGTAGCCAGAGGTGACGATTTGATATACCCGGCTATCCAGCGAGATGCCGACTGCATCGGAAATCTCTTTCAGAACTTCAATGTCACGTGCAGGCCAGTTAAGGGAGGATTCTGCCGGATAGTCTTCTTCCAGAAGCAGCATCCCGTCGTATCCGTGGAGCGTTAGTTTTGTCCGGTCGCCGATTTCTCCTTCGCTCCGTTTGTCAATGTAATACTTTCCTTGGGGTAGCCATTCAGAGGCGGCATTCTCATTTGCAGCTCTGATATATGGCCGAAGAAGCGCACGTTTGGGGATATCACCATAGGGATGAATCATTTCAACGTTAATCTCACCGGCGCAGGTTTTTCCAACGTCAGGAGAATCGGAAAGAAGCGGTTGCTTCTGCTCCATGGATATCAGCAGTTCTTCACCGTAGCCGGTTTCAGCGCCACCGCTATCTACCAGAATGCGCACTCCGCCGAACGTGATTGCGCTTCCGCTTTTGTCAATTAGCTTTCCGGTATCACCGATGCAGAGGCGGTTTTCAAACCAGTGGTTACCCGCTACAATGTCCCGGTATGCCTGTGATACGTTCTGCATAAGCGCCCGTCACCTCTCAATCAGTGGAAAGGTAATGCCGCTCCACCAATCGTCTTCCGGCTTCTCTATCAGGAAAGATGCAGGGTTATTGTTGGAGTACATGGTCACATTGTTGCGGTACCCGCTCATAGGGTCGTAGTAGTCCACGGTCACATATTCCGGGAGAATGGTATGCAACACGGTCATAGCTTCCTCAGCCGTTAGCGGGCGGCAGGTGATGTCCAGACGGATTTTGGTTGTCACCCGGCCACGTTGCATTGTTCCGTCCATTGTGCGCCCGGAATTGGGTGCGTCAATGTCGTTGCGCTGCCACTTTACGCCCTGTTTGGCGATGAACGGCATGAAGTCCACGCCGTTTATCTTGAGCATCATCTTCATGCCGTTTTCACTCCTTTCGTTTATCCATACATTCTTGCGTTCCTGCGCTGAGCATCCCGGACAGCCCGGTCGAAGTCATATCCGCCGCCACCTCCGTTGTCCTGATTCCGCATTTCCGCGATAATCTGCTGAGCAACAGCATAGATAGCAGTAACAACATCGTCATTGGCTTCCCGAACACCGTAGGTGATGCCCTCAACGATCTGGTCGTTGTTGGCAATCGCTGTCCGTCTGCCAATAGAGCCAACCATTTCCGCACCGGCTTCACGGGCTATAAAGAGTTGGCCTTGGTCTACGAAACCGCCGTCGGCATAGCGCGGAATGGAAACTGTGGGAATCGCCGAGATACCGCCCGTATATCCGATGGTGCGCATAAGCGCATTTACAGCAGATATAATGGTATTTGTTGCGTAGACAATGGAGTTAAGCCCGGTCGCCATGTTACCTAACACGTTGTTCCAGTAACCGGCAAAGGAAATACTCACGCTTGACCAGAGGCTTGTCCATCCATTTAAGAACCGATTGGCGAACGTATTCTGGGCTGCCAGAATATCATTGAACGCTGCTGTAAGCTTGGGCGTTTCCGCAACCATTCCCACAGAGAATCCCGTAACCAGTTTTGAACCAGCATCTTTCAGGTTTGTAAAGATTCCAGTAGAAAGCTCGATGGTTCCTGCGTCACCAGTCAGTTGCTTCATCGTTGTCATAAATGTGATATAATCGGTCAGTAGCGTTACCGCCGTCTCTAATTCCCCGTTCGCAGTGGTAAGCTTTTCATTTAAAACGGAGGCATCACTTGCTACGGCTCCGACCTTATCCGCAAAATCACGAATTGGATTTCCTGCGAAAAGTTTCCTGAACCCGCCGACAATGCTGTCCCACGTGATGCTGCCCATGCTATCGGTGTAATTGGAGATTTCAGACGCCAAACTGGTCATGAATACCGTGAAATCATGTGTGTCGGATGTAAGCTGCGGAAGCGTACCATTCAGGTCTCGCATAGATGGAGCCAAATTGTCATTAAGCTCGTCTGCAACCGCGACAAGGCTTTCCGTAAAAAGTATGAACGCGCCTGCCAGCTCAACGAGGATTGCTGTTCCGAGCCCGATAGCCAACGGGAGAAGTCCTGCCGTTCCAACCGTTGCTGCTCCGAGCGCGGCTGTAACAACGCCGATTCCGACAAGCAATCCGGTTCCGATACCTATTGCGGTGGCGATATCCTCACCATTATTCAAAACGGGTTCCCACGCCTTGCCGATTTCGTCCAGTCCTTTTCCGACGCCCCAAATTTCCGCAAGAAACAAAGCGGTCGCAACTCCAAGTTCCAGAAGAATGGCCGTTCCTATGCCGACATTCAAAGCTACCGTTGCTCCGGCAGCGCCAAGGGCATAACAGGCGACGCCAATAGCGGCCATAAGTACGGTTCCGACGCCAACAGCGATGGTGACTGTTCCGGCATTGTCAATGACCGGCTGCCACGCTTCGCCGACCTTGCTAAGCTCCCAGCCAAGAACCGCGATCGCGCCAACGAAGATGATTGCGCCAGCGGCGACTTCGGCAAGAATCCCAACGCCAAGACCGATGTTTTTTGCAAGGCTAAGCATTTTGGGGCTTAGGCTTCCACCGATTGATTCTCCGAGATTCCCTGCCGCTTCTGCCGTCTGAGATACAGATTTCGCGGCGTTTCCGGCATTGGATATGCCTTTTAGCTTGGAGAAAAGGTCAAGAGCAGTGGCGATGCCACCCATGATTTGGATTGCGCCGATCAAAAGCGTTGCTTTATCAACGCCGCTCCAATCGCCCTTTTTAATTGCTTCCCAGTTGGCAGCAATTTCTGTTATGACGGAGGAAAGCCCTTGAATAGCCATTGCCCAGCCTGAAACATCTAAGCGCTTAGTGAAAAAGCCAATTCCAATCGCAACGGTTGTTAATCCGCTAATGGCATTGTTGGCATTGCCCCAGTTCACCCCATTGTCTGCAATGTCCTTTATGGCACTTACAATTTTGACAACGCCCTGCACCAGTTTAAGGGCACCGGCAATATTGTATTTGCCTTCCCACAGCGCGATGTCGCCGACCATTCCCGCAAACTCGCTTATAAGTTTTGAAACGTTGGAGAAGTTTGCTCCGTTCTCCTGAATGTCTTTCAGGGCTTTCATAAACTCGTTAAGGTCGGCGATAAGACCGATTCCGCCGAGCGTGAGAGAACCAACCTTAGAGATGTTTTTGAAAAAGCCGGAAAGGGTATCTATACCGCGTATAAGCGATTCGGATATCTTCCACGCCAAAAATATCGCGGCGATGCCCTCCGCAATTTCTCCGATTTCTTTCAGGTGGCTTGTAATCCAGTCAACGGCAGGCTGCAGCTTTTGTTTCCATGCATCAACAGCTTCCGTGATAGCGCCGCCCAGAAAATCGTAATCCTCCGGGTTGAGGTCTAACAGTCCGCCGCCACCGGAAGCACCGCTTCCGCTCCCGCTACTGCTCTGATCTGGGAGAACGTTCAGTTCATCAAAACCGGCAAGATAGCGTTTTAGCTCTTTTGCCGAACCGGCGGCGCTGCCCATGTTGTCGGATATGTCACCCGTTGCACCGGCTGCCGTATTGAATGACTTCCCCCAATCGACAGAATCGGCAATTTTGATGTTAAACAGGTTCGCAATTGCAGATATGATTTGCCGAAGTGCAGAAGCTACTGCAATCAGGGGAGGCAGCACCTTGTTCAGAATAGGAATAAACAGATTGCCAAATGCCTGTGAAGCCTGTTCCAGCTGTGAACGCAAAATTCGTAACTGGTTAATCGGGCTGTCAAGCTCTCTTGCCATTGCTCCTTGCACCGTTGTCAGCTGCGTCATCATAGCGTGATAACGCAGCTGCGCCTTTTCAGCCTGATTCATGCTAGAAACGCTCTTATTGATGCCTAAATTGACACGCTCTTGCTCCAAATATGTATCAGACAGATCAACAGAGAGATTTTTTGCCGCCTCGCTTAAATCGTCCATTTCCTGCTGTAGACGGGCAGCAGACAGGTCGTAGCCTAAATTTCTGAGCGGTTCGAGTTCACCGGAAATACCGGAACGAACCTTCTGCATGGTTTCCTCAAAACTTAGATTGTAGAACGCCGAAAGGTCATATCCAAGCTGTGTTAAGTTCTTGGACATGATTGCCGCCTTGTCCCCGGCAACACCAAAACCTGTGATGATACTCTGGAAAACGCCTTGGTTTTTCATCCACTCGGCGGGGTTAATGCCCATAACCTCGTTTACCCTCTGAGCATAGTTATAGGCTTCCTCCGCATACTCACCCATGGAAACTTGAAACATGGCAAGCGTTTCCTGATAATCGGAAGCTTTCAGGATGGCATTTGAAATTAGTTTCGTTGCAGCGCGATACACCACAGCAAAGCTAAGACCTTTCAATGCAGAACTCCACGCATTTGTGCTTGTGGTTGCCCGCCTTACCGTACCGTTGTACTGCTCCGTCGATGTAATCAGCCTTTGAATTCTGCTTGGAAATGCCGAAAACCCGGAGGAAACCTTGTTCATTTCGTCAGCAAACGGTTTCATGGCCGAAGCCAAGTCTTTCATCTGCTGAGTGAACTTGTCAATGTCCGCTTTTTCCAAATCCTCAATGACCTCAGGCAATTTCCCAAGCTGATTGATGAAAGTGGTCAGGTTGGCTTTACCAATCTCAGAAAGAGGGCGTAAGCCATCGGCGAGAGCGGACAGCTTATCGCCATCTGTCCATTTCAGATTGTCGAGAGCGGCGGTTATGTCCGTAAGCTGGTTTGCGATGGAAGACGAAATTTTCAGGCCTTCCGTCTTAGATTTCAGGTTGCTCAGCGTGTCGCTGATGCGGTTCATCTTGCTTGCAAAATCGCCGGTATTCATGTTGTTCACGGCATTCTTGATCTGCGAAATTCCCGCTGCAACTTTGGAAAGGGCAGTTGTGGAACCGCTGATGGATGATTTCAGCGCCGCCAGTTTCTTGGCCAGCTGCTCTACACCCGCAGATGCCGCGGCACTGTCATTCACAATCTGAAACTCAATGCCCTGCATTTCCACATTGTCAGCCATTCCCTTCACCGCCCTTCTTCTCAAATTTCTTGTTGATGGATACCATAAACATCTCCATCATGGCTTTCGCCCTTTTGTCGCTCTTTTCCTGCTGGGTCAGCTGCTTTTCTCCACTATCCGCCGCTTTCCGCTGCCCAGTGTGCAGCTCAAAGGGCTGCTCCCGGTAGGGAACCGGCTTCGGAGGCTTCTTGCTGAAGCTGAACCGCAGAACCGGGGCGGCATCCAGAAGGGCTTCATAGTAATAAGCCCCTTGCATCCACATATCCTGATTCTTCAAGTCCCGTTTGATCTTGTCAGCTTCCCGGTAGGCTTTCACCAGTTCCACGTCCTGATTCCAGAACTGGTCATAGGTCATGCCGATTGCAAGATAGTACGGGAATAACTTCTTGAAGATATTTGTGTAAGCGTAAGAGGGGGTAGGGGTCTCCCCACCCCCTCCGTTTTCGGAAAGAAGTTCGCTTACTCTACTGCTTCCCAGCCGGGGTTTCCCTCGTTTTCCTCTTCATCATCGGAAAGCAGGGTGTACACGGCCTCGGAGTACATTTCCGTCAGCACCTTCACAAGGCCGGACTTGTTACTCAGACCGTCGTAAATCTTGTTGATGGTAGCAACCTTGGTGTTGGGGTGATTTGCCGCAAAAGCGCCGCTGAACAGCATGGGGATCATGGTAGCGGGCTTGTCGCCAAGCTCATTGATGGAGAACCCGATCTTCTCCATAGCAGAAACCGTGGAGCGGGTGAATTCCAGCGTGTACTTCTTGCCGTTGTAGGGAATGCAGATTTTCTTAGCCATCGCTAATCCTCCTTAAAAATGTGTGGTCTGTGTTTTGGCTCAGGTCGCGTCGTCCAGCTCAATGGGCGTGGACGGGGCAATGGAAATGTTCAGGTCTACAACCTCGTTGACGCCGCCGCCGGTGGCGTAGGCGGTCAGCTGACCGTCAAACTTGAACTTGCCGTCGCTGCCGGTGGGGGTCAGGGAACCGCCAGCCTCGTCACCACCGAACCATACGGCGTAGCTCTCGGTCTTTCCAGCCAGCGCTTGCAGCGCTTTGTAGTCAGTCAGAGTGTAGTTCGCGGTGAACGCCAGCGCATCCAGAGACTGGATACCGGCGATGTAGGTCTGCATCTTGTCAGACAGGGTAGTGGTTTCCAGCATCTCCGGATCGCCGCCCAGATCAGGGAATTCCTTGATGTCAATGAGCTTTTCGTAGGTGTTGCCGGTGGTTCCCTTTTTCATCAGGAAAACTTTATACGTGCTTATGGCCATGTTTAATCATCCTTTCGTTGTAATAAAAACGGGCTGCCTCCTGTGAAGCAGCCCTTCGGCTCTCTTTCCGCCCTTGCGGAAAGGTAAAGCATATTTACCTGCGGTAAATTGTTCCGCCGTCCGTCTCCGCCCGATACCGGGCTACCAGACGGTAAATCGTCCCGTTTTCCATATTCGGAACAGGGGACAACGAAATTCGCGTGAAATTCCGTTTGTAGAGCATTTCGTCTATAACGCCCATAATCTCCCGGCATACGCTTTTCTTGCTTCCTGCCTTGTCGGAGTACACATTGACTTCGTACATCAGCGTTGAGAACTTTTCCCGGTCGCTGCTGTCCAGCCTGTTCGCGGACATATAATTGTCCTGCTCTACGATGCTTACATAGGGGAATTTTGGAGGAGCGTTCACATATTCGCCGGATACCGCAATGCCCTTGAAGCGCTTTCGCAGAGCCTCGGCAATGGGGGTATAGATCAGCTTTTCAATATCAGTCAAGCCCTGAACACCTCCATAACGATTCTCGGAAGCTCCTGCTCAATCGCTTTTCTCGCCTCATACATGGGCATTGCAGGAGGATTTCCGTATGTGTGGCCGCCGCCCTTGTCTTTGGGCAGATACCAGCCTTTGGGGTCGTCCCAATGACCTTTCCCGTCCGGGTAGGTGCCAGCCCCCATGCCAAACTCCGACGCTTCCGGGTGCCCGGTTCCGTAGGTGATACCGGCTCCAAATTCAATGAAAAGAACGGATTCCCCATCGGCCTTTACGGCGTAACCATTCGGGATTGCCACGACGGACACGGTTGCATCCCTCATCCCGGTGTAAACAGCCCGTGAGAACCGGATGGAAGCCACAGAAGCACCCAGCATTGCCAGCCTTTCGGCCAGTTCCTTTGCCTTGTCCTTCTGCCAGCGTTTGTATTCCTTCAATTCATCCTGAATCTTCTGAATGCCGGAAACCGACAGCGGAACCACAATTTTCTTGTAGCTCACGACACGCTCACCTTCGTAACGGCGATGGACACTGAGTTCAGAGACTTTGCCACCCGTCTGACCATGTAGTCATACAGGGGCTTCCCGTCCTCGTCATACACAGGCTCCTTGTCCAGAAACAGCACGGTATTCTCGTCAACGGGACAGGTCATGTCATCCGTAACGATGACTTTGTCATACCCGGCAAGATTGCCGAACTGCTCAACCTGAGAAGCCCCGGTCGCAGCGGATACGTTGGCGCGGAAGGAAACGGCAGGTTTGTACGCAACAGTTTCCTCACCGGTTTCGTTGCCGTCTTCGTCGGTGACAGGCGCTTTCCGGTCATACAGCAGATACCAGAAGCTTTGCTTGTTTCGCTCCATGATTCTCATACTGTCACCTCACAGAACCCCGGCCATGGGAACGATCTGTCGCATCATGGATTCCGGAACGTCCCCGTTCTCGTAGGAACGGGAAATGCCGTTCTCGCTGTGAGACAGCTCCCCCTCGCCGCCCCGCTTGTTCAGAAGATACGTAGCAATCTCCACCTGTAGATAGCTGTACTGCTCCGGAACCTCCATAATGGAAGGGTCAAACGGGTATGCCCTGCGGCAAATCTTACTTGCCGCAATGCCAAGGTAGGCAGAAACCGTGCTTTCGTCGGTTTCATTCGCCATGGCTTTTACCAATGCGTTTTTCTCGGCTTCCTGCACGGTTTCTTACCTCCTTTCATTCTACGGGTTCTCCCGCCTTCTTGCGTGGTTTCTTGATAACGGGAATAGGATTATTCTCCGATAAACCAAACTTGGTGATAACTTCCTCGCGGGTGAGCGGTACGGGGTCGTTGAGTGTATCAACGACTACCGTTCCCATCACCACAGAAGTGCTCTCCAGTTCGCGCCGGGTAATCACCTTGTCCTTTGCGGTAAAGCCCACGTTGCGAAAGTGATCTCCCTCGCGCACATACACTTTCCCGTCAGAAACATAGAACATGGTGAACCTCCTTAGCCGTTGGTGATGATCTTTGCCAGAGCAATGGTCTTCGGGTCGGCCACGATAGACCAGTTGGCAGATGCCGCAAGCTGTGCATCCGTGGGAGAAGCGGTGTAGCCGGAAGTGGGCTTGGTAAAGCTGAAACCGTTGGGGTGCATGGTTTCACGGATACGGGTGACCAGCGCGTCATAGCCGCCGCCCTTGAGCGCGTCACGGGTCAGTTCGGAAGGAACCTTCACGGGAGCGGGGGCGTACTGAATTGCGCCAAGGCCGAGGACGTAGGTGGTGTAGGTGGCCGCTTTCGCACTTTCTCCGCTGGTAGCGGCGGTGGCGGGGCAGCTGTCATCTACGACAACAGTCATGCCATTCACGGTGCCAATGCGGAGGGGGCGCTCAACGCCGTTGGCGTCGGTGTATTTCAGGAAGTCCAGCAGCTTCAGGCCAGCCATATTGGTGGCGACCTTACTGTGCATGAACACCAGCCGGAAAGCGTCCTGATTGTCGCCCACGGCCTTCTGAATCGCATCGCCAATGGTGGTCGCACCCATCTTGTTTGCATCCGCAACAGTGGTGGATGCGGAAGACAGGTCAGTGATGTGGTTCGCCCAACCGGCAAACTCACCGCTGCCGGTCACACCGAACACCGCATTCAGGATTTTCAGCATGATGGACTGGCGCTGCTTCTGCCAATACTTGGACACCTGAGACACGATCTGCTGCATGGGGTCGGCACCGCTGTTGTAATCAACGATGAAGTCCTTCTCCTTCCAGCCGTGGGCGCGGCCAAACACGATACCATTCTGAGCGCTGCCTTCGGGGTCGGTCAGGGTGATGTCAGTCGCGCCATCGTAGTTCTCAGGAGTGCCGCCAATAACTTTGTAGAACGGCAGGGTGTAGAAATCGGAGCCGTTGGAAATCAAACTCGCCAGCTCTGCGTTCGGGGCGACAGCGCCGCTCTCAAACATCGCGGTCAGGGTGGGGTCTTTCGCATTTGCCCAGTTGTAGTTAAACAGCTCGGGGTCAAACGGAAAGCCAAGATAAGTAGCCATAATGTTTTACCTCCATAATCATTTCAAAATTGTTTTCCAGTCAGGATTGTTCTTGATAAACTCCATCTGGGATTTGGTGTCGAGTTTCAGGAAATCCGCCTTGGTCATTGCGCCGCCGGGGTTTCCATCCGCGCCTCTGGGCGTTCTTTTCAGCTTGTCCGCAATGACTTTTTGGGCGTATTTTTCCAAAAACGTCTGGTTGTTGGCAAAAACCGTAGCCATATCTCCGGATTCCATGGCCGCCGCAGTAGCGTCCGCAAGGGCTTCATCATAGCCCTGCGCAACCAGCTTTGCTTTGTAACCGGCAACGGTTTTTTCCTTCCGCAGACCGGCCAGTTCCTTTTCCATGTTCTCCCACTTTTCGGCCTGCTCCTGTTGCTTCCTCTGCTCGTCAGTCAGAAGCGCATTGTGCTTACGCTTCCATTCCGCAGCCTCGGAATTGGCCTTGGACAGCGCGTTTTTCTGCCTTTCCAGCTCTACGGCGTTGTCCTCGTACTCAAAGCCCTCCAAAGCGGCAAGCTTCTGTTCCGGGGTCATGTCCGCATAACCTTCAATGAGATTTGTGTCGATTTTTGCCATAATTATTCCTCCTGCGTTTGGTGAGGCGGTTCCCTCCGCCGTGATCTCTGTTTTTTCGGGTTGTCTCCCGTCTGCGTTTTTGATAGAGCAGCTTCCCTGCTGCTGTTATGGAGGGCTGTACAGGCTTCGATCCTGTGACCTGCGGATTAACAGTCCGCTGCTCTACCAACTGAGCTAACAACCCACATATCCCCTGCTTACGGTGCCGGGGAACCGCTTTGCCCGTTTCCGGGTTTCATCGCCGATAGGGAGGCCATCGGCGATATATATGGCGCGAGGCCGATTTGAACGTCCTTCTGTGGGGGGAGAGGTGAACCCCACTCGCTGTCTGCCGCGCCAAATTTTCGTCTTCTATTCTTCATGTACTCGGCTTGTGGCCGAGGAAATGTTTTTGTGGGACGGGGCAAGCTACTTTGAGCTATCGTGCGCTTATGTACACTTATCACACAATGCTGTTCCTTCTCCTTCGCTTTGGCTGCCTTGCGCATACAGCAGTTATCGGCGTGCTTGAATTGTCCAGCCCCCCGCTGGTTGCGGCAGAAAGAATCGAACTTCCATTACATGGGTCAAAACCATGTGCCTTACCTTTTGGCTATGCCGCAGTGTAAAAAAGAAGGGCTTCCAATACCATTTCTGGTATCAGAAGCCCTTCGGCTGTTCGCTGCTCCCTAGAGCAGTCACAAATTATACCATTTGGTGTGGCTCTTCCGCGAAAGGTGCGGCGCTCTTTGCCAAACAGTCAGTTAACCTTCTTGCGCCGAATCTCAATGACCACGATCTGGCCTTGTTCGACTTTGATTTCCGCCTGATTCCGGCGGCGGATGATTTCCTCAATCGCCCGAATTTCCTTCGCCGTCACTCTGACCGCCGGTCTGGTTTCCGCTTCCATCGCCGTTCCCTCCGTTCTGCGCGGCAAGCTTCGCCGCTTTTTTCTCCTGTTCCGCCATGTAATCCATGCTCATTCGGTAGGCCAACTGCGGGTCGGAAAATAACCCGCAATGTGTAAATGCCAGTTCAGGGGCGATTTTCTCGCAAGCAAGCATCTGGGTTAGAACCGTTGATTTCTGCGCGATATTCTCATAATTCCGCCGCGTGAACCGGATTTCCAGTGCCGAGAGTTTCAGGCTCAGATGCCCCATGTCCCGGCAGATACGCAGCACCAGCTTCAAAAATTCCTTTTCGGACTTCTTGAAAACCAGCTCCGTGTCCTTGGCTCTGGCTTCCGCTGCCGACCAGCCGTCCCGCATGATGACCGCTGATCCGGTGTCAGAGGTAGAAGTCCCTCCGTTCCGGTTTGGCATTCCGCAAATTGTCAGCACCGTTTCATACATGCTGTCCACAAGGGTCTGCGTCTGGGTCTGGTTCATTTCGGAGGTCAGGTATTGAATCTCCGCTTTCAGTGTGGCGTCAATATCCCTGAACTTGATTGCGCCCTCGTCCCGCAGTTTCTTGTAGTCCTCACTGCTGATGTCAACATTATGGAACAGCATCAGTGCTTGAACGAACTGCTCTACGCCGTCAATTCGGTTGCTCTCCGTCATGTTGATTGCGTCAAGCAACGGAATCACGATTTCAAATGCCCCTAAACGAGCCATGTTCGCCGGGTACTCCACAATCGGGATTCCCAAAATCTGATCTTCTGCGCGAATAACAGCCCACGTGTTCCAGACCTCGAAATACCTGGTTTCTGTCCAGCAGGAGAAAACGAGCGTTCCGTCCTCTTTTAGAACATACCGTACACCCATCATGGGTTTATGGCCAAGGCCCACAGAGTACACCACGAATGCGTATCTTGGGTCAAGGGTGAATATCTCAAAAGGAGCCTCGTCTTCCTCGGCATCCGCCAAAACGTCCGGCAAAGTCATTCGATAAGAGGTACCGCAAGTGAAGAGCCAATCGGCAAGTTCCTTATCCTTTTCCGGCTTGTCTTCGGACAGCATATAGTCATTCAGTTTCAGCACTTCGGAGGAAATGTCTTCGTCCCCACCACGGCTTACGTACTGGATTGGTTCGCCGACTTGATAGGCCGATTTGAAAGATACGATCTCATTTGCTCGGTTCTCCACAACCATGTTGTTGATTTCCGGGCGGACTTCCTTCACACGGCTCAGAATTGGCTGTTCTCCCTTGTAATACCGGTACAGGTAATCAATCTCTGCCTGATTTTGCAGGTGCGTAAACAGTGCCTTTTGTAGCACGTCGATGATATTCCCCTCGTTTATATCCGTAACCTCGGTGTAAATTACCCGACGCCCGAATAACCGCCTGCTCTCCGTATTACGCACCCCCTTTTCCGGAAATCTATTTTCTCATTTACCATTATACTACAGTGGCGGATGGTTGTCTACTTAATTCTCGTTCGTAAACCATCGGAGAATAAAAACACAAAGCGCATCGGGTGAAGTTACCTACACCCAACGCGCTCACATCCAATATTTACTTGTTATTTGCCGCTAATCGTGTCTGCGATCCCTTTAATCTGGCTGCAAACAGCAGCCAGAACGTCGCAGTACATCCCAACCCGCGCCTTACCAAGGGCAAGTTCCCCGGTTTCGGGGTCAGCCTCCATGTCAAGCATATCCAACAGCATTTCCGTTGTTGCAAGAGCCATGTGAGCATTCATCCAGATTTCGTTCATTTTTGCGGTTGTCATACGGTCTTGCCCTCCCCCAGAAACTTATTCAGGAAGAACGTCTGTCCTTTGCCGGTAACTTTCGGTGTCTTGCTCACAGAGGTATGTCCGTCACTGTGATTGATGACCGTTTCCTTGATACGGAAGAGCCCCTGCTCCATGCTGGCCTGCGTAGGCATGTTGTAATCCGTGCCGTTGCGCTTGATTAAGTACCCATTGTCCCGCATCCACCGGAACAGCCGTCTTTCGCCCATGTCCACACCATTCTGCCGCATGATCTTTGCTAACTCACCCACAAGAACCGTGCTACTGGAAGCGGCCACGCTGTCAGCGAACAGAACTTTGGGTGCATCGGCCTGGACTTTGGATTCCAGGGCTTTCCGCTTGTCCGTTTCCTCTTTCAGAGCGGTTGCCACTTTCAGCAGGTAATCCGGGTTCAGAATCGCCGCTTCCAGCGTTTCCGGGGTCATGTAGGCTCCGTGCTTGCGGATGGAAGGCAGCACTTCGGAAGTGACCCACCGGCGGAACTTCTTGGCAGAGGGGAGCTTGCTGGAAAGCACAAGGGAATAAAGGCCACTTTCGTTGATGACGGTCATATCCTGCGTTCCACCAAGGGTGTCACATTTCGTTACTCCCTTGTCTTCTTCATCAACATGGTCAGCGAGGGCTTTCCGGGGATTGCTGTACCCCAGCACCGCCGCCACATCCTTGCCGACAAGCCAAAATTCGCCATCGACTTCAACTCTGCGAATAGAACCAAATTCCTCGTTGCTGAATACCTTGATTTCGTTATTCATAAATTTTCCTCCTTGATTTCAGCCCAGAGGAATGATAGAATGGATTTACCATCCTTCGGGCTGGTGTTTTGATAACCGTAACCTGTTCACTTCCTACGGCGGCAGGTTGCGGTTATTCTTTTTTGTCCAGTTCTTTCTTTACAAGCAAAATACCTTTGTTTACCACATCTGTTCTTGAAATTTCAAGTTTTTCTGCACAAAAATCAAGAATTTCAAGTTCCTCTTTGCTCATTCTAAGCTGTAAACTTTTATCTCGCTTGCTATTACCTTTGACTGGCCTTCCGGTTCGTGGCGACATATCATCACCTCTCTTTTGCCATGGCATTATTATATATTATGCAATGGCAAAAGTCAAGCATTATTTTAGAACGGTCTCGCAAACACTTCAACTTTCGTTCCAACCAAGCCCCGGAGTTCGTTTTCAAGTAGGCTGAGCGAATCTGCCCCGTCATCATGAGCCACTTTCCCGGAACGGGTATATGTTGTGACCTGTCGCATGAACTCTGCATACTGGCTGTTCCTTGCATATGTGGACGGATGCTTGAAATAGAAATGTTTCAGGATATTGTCTGACGCGAACTCAATTCGGGTCTGTTTGTTACTGATCGTTCGTTTTGTCCGAATGCTACACATATATTCTCTGCTTTTGAGAATATCCTGCACGTCCCTTGCAAAGTAACTGCCAGCATTGTTGCTTTCAAACATGGCAGATACGACCTTGTTGTTAATCAAAGCCTTTGCGACTTCTGGTTTTGTGACTTCTGGGGTAGAATCATCAAAAACAACGTCGATAATGTACACTTCCTGCCCATAGACCGCCGCAATCGGCATGGCGCAGTAGTCTGCTCCCTTGTCTGCTGTATCACAGGCGGCAATGATGGTATCCGGCTCCTTGTCAACGGGGAGTTCAAAAAACCGGTTCAAATTGCCTTCTGGGAAAAGAAGCCCCTTTGCTTCAAATGGCTGCTGCTGAAACTCGGATTCAAATTGTTCCGCGGACAGCATATCCCGCTGATCTCGGAAATACTGTGTTGTGAACACTTTTTTCCCGTCTCGGATATACTCAAAATTGCTTTCGTCCGTGACAAGGTCAAGGGCAGGGGTTTCAATGATCTCACAGCGTTTGTTCTGTTTCTTCATTTCCTCTTGTAACCGTCCAATTGGGTCATACAGGGAATACCGTGTGCCGCAGATAACAATGGGCGTTCCTTCGATGGCACGGCCGATAATGTCACCAGAAATTACCTCCCACTTCTCGTCAAGACGCTGCCGGTTCTTTGCCTCTTCCCGCCCTTCGACACAGTCATCAAGGTATAACAGGTTTGTAGCTTCGGATAAGCCGACCTGTCGTGCGTCAATGGAGCGACACATGATTGTTGGAAATCTGGATTTGTTCATGAGATTCAACGTCTTCGTATCTGCATTCGTCTGAACCAGCTTGCTTTCCGGGAAAACGTCGTAGAACAGGTATTCGCTCGGTGTTTGAAGATATTCCAGACAGCCCTTGTAGAAAGAATTGACCAAATCGTCACCGGTTCCTTCCATAAGTGTCGCCTTCTCAGGGGATTTCCCGGAAAGCATATTTGTGAAATTGATTCCCAACTGGGATTTCCCAGCGCGCTTAGGCATGGAAATCGATAAAAAGTCCAATTCCCCGTCCAAAATCTTCTGGTATGCGTCCACATATCGTTTTAAGTAGTGCTTTCTCGGCTGATAAAACCGTTTTTCTAGCTTCCTGTCCAATTCAATATAGGTAAGATAGCTGTCAAAGTCATATGGAGCCTCAAACAATAGCCCCCGCCGCCAAAGGCTGTAGAATCCCTCCACCTGAGACATGGGAACTTTATCCATCATTCGGTCGCACATATCCTTCAATTGTTTATTCGCCCGATGCGCCGCCGTGAAATCAGTCTCAGCCCATGCCTGGCACAGGGAAAACAGGTCTTCATATGCCCCGATATCGCCCGGTCTGTTCTCGATAGCCCCCAGAATGGAGGTTGACAATTTCCCATAATCCATACTATCACCTCACAGAGCGTCAGCTTGTTCAAATGCTTTCAGCAGTTTGGGAAACTGGATTGCGAAGAAATCCACCATTTCCTCGTTTTGTGCCCAACTGGAATTTTCGGCAAGGCCGCTTTCAAATAGAAATGCGTGAATGATCTCATGCCGCTTCACCTTGTTTGTCTGAACCAGAAGGTTTTGCTTGCAATTTGGTTCTCCCTTGCTGTCTTCGTAATTTTCAACCAGCATCTCTTTCGTAGTTTCATCACAGAAACCGTCACAATCCTTGAGCCTTGGCTCTTTGCTTCCCCGAATTACTGTAAGCGTATATTCTGCTCCCAAAACGTCGATTTTCATAAATTCCCTCCTGATACAAAAATAAGGGCTGCCCGTGCGTATCTCAGCACAAGCAGCCCTTCGGCTTTCCTCCTGCCCTTGCAGGAAATTTATTACTTTTTATGCTTCATGATCTCTATCAGCACGAATATGGGAAACAGGAGAATCAAGAGAAATTCCATTTACTTTTTCACATCCTTGCATACTCCTGAATACCCGCAGTCAGAGCAAGTGATGACCGTCTGATATGTCTGCGGAACTAAACCGTTTACGATTGCACCGATAACCAGCCCAAGTAAAGCTCCAACAGCCAAGCCGATAACCCCTAAAAACATCAACCCGAACCCGCCGAATGTCATCACAAGTGGCGCTGTCAGCTTTGGCTTATACTCTTTCGGTGTTGCCGTGACATTCGCGGAGTTGCACTTAGGGCATCTGCACGTAGCGCGTTCTGTTTCTTCCCCCACCTTTTCGCCACACTGCCCGCAGTATTTTGCGTCATCGGTTAATGCGCTTCCGCATTTCTTACAGAGTTTACCCACTTTGTCAATGTCTCCTTCCTTTACGTCCTCTTGCGCCTTTCCCGTCGTAGCCCTTCAAGAGTTCTGCAATGACGAATGCCGGAAACAGAATGATTAAAACTACCCACATATATTAGCCCTCCTCATTTCAGCTCGCAGTCATACAGCGTAACCAAAATGGCAATATTTTCTTTTGGTAATTCAACTCCGGGTTCACCAGCCATATCGGTGAGGCTCAAGAACTTCCCTGTAACCTTAGCCACGTCTAGAGGTTTGTACCCCTCTGCTTCGGCGATAAATTCGTCTTTCATTTGGCAGTGATATACAACTGTACGGTCTCCGTTCCGCAGAACCTGAACAATAAGTGTATTTCCGTTCTCCAAGGTTGACGCAGCAGTTTGACCAACAATAGAAACCTCGTCACCTTGTTTCAACGCATAGACATCAACATCTGCGGCAACTGTCGGCGTGTTGCCCTTTCCTCCACACGCCGTTAATGTCACGAGAAATACGATAATGGCGCTAATGCACAACAGTTTTTTCATGATTATTCCTCCTTCAACTTTCCTTCTGGTCGATAACGATCTGGTCTGCCCTTCTAGCACCGGGCTTTCGCTCCTGAATGACTACCTCATAGCCTAGAACGTCTAGCATTTCCACTGCCTTGTCGAAGGACATGTTGGGGTTTGTCAGTCTAGCGCTTATGTCATTCCCCCGTTGTTTTCCAATCGCTTTTGCCATAGTGAGCAGAGACACGCTTTTCTCCTTCATTACCTGACGAATCGCTTTGCTTATCTGCATCGGGAACACCTCCTGTGTGCCTTTAATATACACTAGATATATTTGATTGTCAATAGGATTGCCAAAATAAAATTGGTGATGTGACGACCGGAGGGAGCTTTTATATAGTTGGTTCTTGCCTTTTTGTTTTTCGCGCGATTTTTGAAATGTTGATTTTGTGCAGCATAAAAAATAAGAGAACCCCCGCAAAGGATGGCTCTCATTAAGTTGACATTATTCGACAATCTGTGTATAATAAATTCCGTGGAACCCACCGTCCGCGTCGAGTTTCCTGGCTTGCCATAGCCTATCTCCTTTGTAGACGGTGTACGGTTAAAAAGGCGGTTGCCTGTCATCCCGCGAGTGCGGAATGGAGGCGTGTGTATAGCCCTCGCGGGAAATTTATTTCTCATGGAGGTGACCATACATAACTCTTCAAGATGTTTTCTGGATTGTGTCTATCTGCTGGATTCTCGTCCAAGCATGGGACAAGTTCCATAACAGAAAGAAGTGAGCCGTCTGTTCACAGCAGAACGGCTCACGGTTGTTTGAGCGCTAAGCTCTCGACCTACTAACTTGTATGCTCGTGGCAACCGTCTGGGTTCCCACCGCAGGGGACATCTGTTACCAGCAGGTGTTCCCTGTGTTATTATTATAGACCTTTACAGAAGCGTTGTCAAATAATTTTTTAATAACTTTTTTAGATTTTTCCCACATTCCCAATCTTTCAAGACTTCCGTTTGGAGGTCTTTTTTCTTTTTCGGGATTTTTCGAGAAGGAGAGGGGGCTTTTTATTTTTGCGGGTACTTGTGGGGCTAACCCCCACCGAATCAGGCCGGCCATATCCCCCGCCCCCGGTGCTATCCAGCAGCAGCCGGAACCGCTGGACGGTGCCGGACGGCACAAGATCCAGGAAATGCAAACTGTCCGCGCTATGCAAACACATTTTGACCGTATCGACATGAACGGTAAAGTGAACGCAACAAAATAAATATTTGGTTGCGTTCATGGCTATAAACGCATACGTCAAAATGCAATATTTATTGAAAATGTTCTGATTTCTCCGCGTTTTGCGGTGTTTTCATGTCCTCATATCGTGGACTAGGCGCATGTGCTTATACTATAGACATTTCTTTCATTATGTGCGCGTATAAAACACTGCAAAATTCAAACTATATCGCCATAACTACACTAAAAATAATTTTTGATTTCCTATTGACAACTTGAAATAATTAGTGTATAATACTCACGTAAACAAAAAAGCGCCCCCGCAATCCTACCAAGACCAACGGGAGCGCACCACACAAGGGGGCGCTACTATTATAGCACGGCCTCCGCAGAATTACAAGGAGGAAATAAAAATGGCAATCTATGATCAAATCACCGCCGAGCTGGAAACCCGGAAAGACCGCAGCGCATGGGGCAAGGGTGTCAATGCCTACGCCCTGGAGCTGGTAGAAGAACTGAAAGAACGGGCGGAATACGAAGGCCGGGACCCTGAATCCGAGAAAGAGTGCCGGGAATGGATGCTGAACGGGGCGCAGGACTGGGAGCAATACAGCTGGGGCGGCTCCAGCTTGATTTACAACGCCGACATCGCCGAGCGGTTGTGTTGCCCGTCCGAGCTCAAGAAAACCCGCAACGGCGAGCGCAGGCCGAACAACCGGGAAGAATGGCTGGACACTCAGGCAAGAGCCTTGTATCAGGCCGCAAGCCGTGTTGTCAATGCATATACCGGGGGGAGGTGCAGCCCAAATGAAAAAATACACGTTGAAAGCGCTCCGGGAGCTTGTGCGGCTCGGAGTGGCTGAGGATTACACCAACAAGCCCGCCGAGAACCTTTACACGCTCCGCAGGCTTGAAAAAGTGGGCTATTCCTCCGGGGTTTACGGCATTAACGGCGGATTGGTCGAAGATACCGAAACCGGGCAGTTATACGCCATTATCGGGCGTTGCTCCAATCTGTTTATCTTGTTTTAAGGGGGGGTTATATCATGGTTAAGTATGATAATTGCAAGAATTGTGCGAGCCATTGCGAACACGCCGGAAAAGATCGGGAATTTATTTGCCCCGGTGGAAAGTCCTGCAAGGTGCTTTACACGCCCGAAAGAGTAGCGAAAGCGGCGGCGGATTTCGTAGGGGCTATAAAGCTCATAGCCTCCAAGCCGGATAATCTCGACAACCTCGAAAGCTATCTTTCCCAGCATTTCCCGGAATGGATCAGCAGATGGGCAAATAGCCCGGAAGACCTCGCCGCAGAAATGAAAGAGTTTGCAAGAATGGAAATATAAGGGGGTGTAGCCGTGGCACTACTTGCAATCCTGTTTTTCCCGCTGCTTGTGCTAGCGGAACTGCTGAAGATCAGCAAATAATATTTCAAGCCGTCCGGGCATTGTCCGGGCGGCTTTCTTTGTTCTGCGGCGCTGGCATCTATTGTCGGCTTTCTCTTTGCCCTGCCAACGTGGCGGGGCTTTTCTCTTGCTATGCCCTGTAAGGCTTTCAGCGGCTTTCTAAGCGGCTTTTATTCTGGCAATATAAATTAACTTCAAGCATCGTTCCCGCCTTAAAATGGGCGCGTATGGGCGCAACACAGCGCCGTGCGGCATTTTATGCAGCGTGTGGGGCGCTCAGCGCCCGCCATTGTGCCTATTCCTGTGCCGGATATGCCAGGATGCCCCCGCAGCTTTTCGCCCGTCTGGTCGCTTTCTGCGCCCTCCGGCGTTCTGCCCTCTGCGACGGAACAGGGGCGCCACCCCACGGCCCGCCAGAGGCAGCCCAGATCCCGATCAGATTTCCCGCCATGTTTTTGCGTCATGGCTGAAAATCCCCGCAAGGCTCCCAGCTCGTGAGCCATAGTCGCAAAGTCGCAGCCGAAAATTCCCGTTTCATAGTCGCAGAAAGTCGCCCCGAAAGTCGCAAGACCTCCGGGGCGTTTTTATAGTCGCTATAGTCGCTGGGTCAAAGTCGCTGTTATAGTCGCTCGAGCTTCCGACCGCACACTGGGCAAAAATTCCAAGTCACCGTCATTTGCCGCCCGCTATGGGCAACCACGGTGAATGTTTCCGGTTTGTTCACACACTCTCTGCAAAAGTCGCAGGCGGGTTTCCTAGCGCCGCCCTCCATCAGCATCCGGATTTGGGCAACCTCTGTGCACATTCGTTCGATGGCGTATTCCGTCTTTTCTCTCATTCCGTTCCACCCTCCGCGTCAATGATAGTCGCACCGCTACCGCGAACATCTTCCAGATACTTCTGCCGCAGCTTCTCCGGGTCTGCCCGCTCTCCAAGCGGATTATCCGGCTTTAAGACCACTTCCTGCTGGTCGGTGTAGTTCATATTGTTTTTCATCAAAAAAATTCCGGCAACGGGGTTAATCTTGCCATTTTGCATGAAATCCTCCATCTGAGCGTTGATTAAATCCCGCGCTTTTTTGATAGTGTCACGCACAGAGTCGCTTAAATCCCTGCTTCTAGGCTGATTATTGCACCATCTCCACATAGTCATCCTATCTACGCCGAAAGCCAAAGCGAATCCTGCAAAGGTAGGTTTCATATCATTCTTAGCACAAAGGTCAAAATAATCGAAACATCTTTTCTCTACAGCTTCCAGATCATTCATATCCGGTGTTTTCCATTTCATGATAGTCATGGAATGGTTAATGTACTTGGTATTGTCTCCTGGTTCCAGATCAGGAACTTGATAAGGCTTCTTTTTGAGTTTATTGCTTTCCGCCAAAGTCGTTGTCCTCCTTTACTATCTTAGTAGATTTACTTATATTCTTTACCATAACACATACACACTACAAGATATAAGATTTATATATATAATATATAAAATATATCTTAAATGCTTATCGACTTAACACAGCAAGCCACAATATCTTGAAAAAGTCCGGTTTATTGGACAGATAGGATGCTACAATGTTCCCAAAAGCAAAAAGGGGAACATCATCATGGCACGTACAGCTGAGATTACTTTCAAAGATTTTCGCCGTCGCTACAATACTGAGGACGCTTGCAGAGCAGAACTATTCCGCCTGCGCTTTCCCAATGGGTTTGTCTGCCCTAAGTGCGGCTGTGTGGAATACTATCCCGTTCATGGCCGCAACATTTATCAGTGCCGTTCCTGCCGGCACCAGACTTCTGTTACCGCAGGGACGGTTATGCACCGTACCCATTTGCCTCTGACAATCTGGTTCTGGGCGATCTATCTGTGCGCAACGGACAAAAGAGGGATTTCCGCTGTTCAGCTAAGCCGCACACTGGGGATCTGTTATGACTCCGCGTGGCACCTATTGGATCGAATTCGTACCGCTATGGGTCAAAGAGACGAAAAATACTTGCTTTCCGGCATTGTAGAGTTGGATGACGGCTATGTTGGCGGACCTTCCCATAACGGCAAACGAGGTCGTGGTACGGATAAGGCCAAGATTGTGGTGGCCGTATCCAAAACCGCAAACAGTGCACCACTGTTTGCCAGGATGAAGGTAGTAGATAACGTACAGGGAAAGACTTTGCAGGAAATCATCGACCAGTATTTTGTGCCTAAAACGAAGGTAGAATGCGACGGTTACAGAAGCTACCTGAATCTGGAAGGTGTGGAACTGAACACGAAGAAATACGAAACAGATGATCTGCATTGGGTACACAAGGCAATCAGTAATCTGAAAGCATTCCTTCAGGGAACATATCACGGAAGGTGCACCAAGCTCCAGGCATATCTGGACGAGTACTGTTTCCGTTTCAACCGCCGCATGACCGGCAATCAGATATTCCTGCGCTTGACCAGAGCTGTCGCTACATCTTGTAGCGTGCTGAGTTAAGTCGATAAGCATTTATCTTATAATAAAAGGCTCCCCGTTGGCTTTCCGCCCGCAGATAGTAATCTCTTATGCGCTCATGTGTGATTCTCAATCAGCCAGTCGCTCCAATCCCAAGGTCACAGCTGAATGCGTGGCCGCCACATCTTGGCTCTTTCGGGATGGTCTTGAACTCCCACCATTCGGAACCATCATATTCAGCTCTTTCCAGCCACCAGTTATCCCCGACCACAACCAGGTCTTTAGGTATTTCCGGCCAACCGTAGCCGTTATTGTATTCAAAGTCGGCCTGTTTTGGAAAGTCATCCCAACTGCATTTTGCGCTGATAGATGCCCTGCCTACCCACCGAACGTCCGCAGGAGTTTTGCCGTTTTCTTTCAAAGCGTTCATCGTTTCTTGCAATAGATTCATTTTTTACCCCCTCCATTTCCCGGACTTATAGTCGTACTCTTTCAAGCAATCGTACCTCTCCCGGAACGGGTAGAATGTTTCGCCGTTGCCCTTGTACGCCTCCCGCAGAGCCTTGTCCAGCTGTTCTTGATACCAATCCGCTTCATCGTTTGGCAGGAACGCCGGTCGGAAATACTGCATGATTTCGCTGGTTTTCTTCAGGACTTTCAGGATTCTTGCGCCGCTGAATGTGTCCTTTCCCATGGTCTCCGGATCTCGCAAGGCCAGGGAAATATAGTCGCACATCTGCTGTGTTCCGAGTTTCCAACCATCGTTGAAGCACTGCCGCTGAACAGCCTCCTGCTTGGCAAGATACGCATTTTGTTTTGCCATATGCTTTTCCTTTCTTTTCTTAGTAAATCCCTGTATAGAACTATAACAACATACACACAAGATATAGAATTATATTATATATACTATACAGGGATAAAGCTATAATATTAAATCCCGTCTCCTGTTTTTCGTTTTCTCCCTCCTTTCGGTACAATCCTTCCCAGGCGGGCAAGGCCGCTTTTCCCCACGGATGAGTATATAATTACAGCACCTATTCCCTTCATAGTCTCCGTAGAAGTAGCCGCACCCGACGCAATACTTCCTGCCGTCCCTGTACTCCATGTTGCCCCCCCTAGAGAACAGGCAGGCTCCCAATCCCGCCGAGCATCCCGGTTTCTTGGCATATCATGAGCAGTTTTGCCTGCGCCGTCATCCGAATTTCAGCCGGTGCCCGTTCCGCTGCCGTGTGCAAGACGGAAATACACTCAATCCCCTTTCCCTTGTCCACAGACAGCACATAGGACGTCGCAGATACCGCAGAGGCGAACCACTCCGGGACGTTGCCATAGGCGTATTTTGCAAACATCCTCCGGAGAATCTTTTCCGGGTCAGATTCTTCCTGCTCGATGGTGGTTATCTCCCATTCCCCGGACTTGACGACCTCTTTCACTGTTTCGGTCAATTTTTTTGCAAGCATCTCGCGTGCAGTCTTCATGAGCAACGCATCATCAAATTTGAAATCCTGTTCTGCCATTATTCATGTACCTCCAATTCCTTATTTTTTCTATCGCGGTATCTCCTTTTAGCGGCTCTCTGGGCGTGGGCTTTCTGGCACTCCAAACTGCAATAGATTTTCTGCTTGATTTTCCCCTGCGTGAATTCCTTCCCGCACTGTGGGCAGACCTTAACAATGCCCTGTGTGGCTTCCACGTCCTCCACATCGACCTGAATTGGCGGGTGGTATCCGTGCATTGACATGTACTTTCCGTAGCTTGTCCCGGCCTTCTGGGCGGCTATGGATCACAGGGTGAGATAGTCCGGTTTTTTGCTCATGATTCTCACTCCTTTATTTCCCGCCACACCTCGGCGATTATAAGAATCCCCCATACCAGCCCCGTGGCAATAAGCACGCATAAAAGCAGGAACACAATCATAGCGAACACAGCCGCGATAACTTTAGCCATTCTCTGCGCCCCCTTTCTTCTCGGCAATCCGTTTTTTCTCCGCTTCTTTCAGGGCACCGAACACCATGACGTAGATGTCCATGGTGTAGTCAGTGTCCACCGGAATCAGCGGAGCGATAAAGTGCCAGCAGTCCATGTAAGTGGGTTTATAGCTCATCCTTCGGCCTCCCGTGGCAGTTTGATTTCTGCCCCATCGTGCAGATCGTCGCTGTCCAACGGATAACTTACCGCGCTCATTCCGTTGAGTGTTACTTCTACGCTACTAAAGAATGCACAAACAGTACCATCCGAAATATCAAGTGTGATTTTCATCCGATTTTCTCCTTTCTCCGTAGCTGCAAAAGCCGTTCATTTCCACGCAAACAGCCTCGCCCTTGTAGCCTCTGACATTTGGGTAAGGCTCGGTGTGCAGCATACACATAGGATTCTCGTCTCCCTGCCGGTGGATGCAGTCCCGGCAGCGGACGATATGGAGCGTTTCAATGAACCCGTCTGCGAAACCAGCATCATACCCCGCCTTGTACTGCCCCCTATCATATTTCAGAGCTTTCAGAAGTTCTTCCCGATTCACCCGGATACCAATTTTTATAATCGCCTGTACTACGGCATCTCCGATAGCATCTTGGAAGTCGCTTAAATTCAAGCTGGCAGGTGGTGTGTAGCCGTTAAGTTCTTCCATTTTGTTCCTCCTTTCGCTCCCCATAACTGCAAAAATCATCGCCGTCTACCTCGTTAGGGGACATGCCCTGCTCATATTGCCAATGATAGCAATGCCCAAATGGTGTTCCTCCATTGTTGGTGGGGTGCTTGCCTATTTCCTCAAATTCAATGCAGTCCCGGCACCTTACCACGGGGACGGCGTTTCTCTCCCGCTCCAACGCCTCCATTCCCATTCGGCAGGCTTCGTTCACCTCGTCCATGCCGTCGTAATGCTCCCGGTGTTCCGGGTCAAGGATTTCAATAGCCCGATCAATTGTCATTGTCTAACCTCTCTTTCAGTCGCTCCACTTTGCACCTGCGCACGGAACGCACATCATCCGCGCAGCAAAACAGCATCTTCATTTGCTCGAGCATGATCTCCACGTCGGCAATCTCCTCGGCGATGCTTGCGGGCGAGTATTTGCCACGCAGGTACTTGCACAGCTCCTTCTGTAGCTCGCTCATTTCCTCCATCGTTACCACGATCTGCAAATCAGAGCCGTAGGTGTCCAGTGCTCTCTGAAGCACTGCCGATTCATCGATGTATTCGGCCATTGTCAGCACCTCCGTACAAAAAGGCTTCTAGTTCTGCCATACAAGAAAGACACAGGTCAAATCGATCTCGTTGCCAGTATTTCCCTTCAATATCGGTGTCTCTCAACTCGATAGAATTTGATCGTGACTTAGGAAACGCCTTCCTGCCGCCATAATCCTCATATAGGCGTCCACAGCGATCACATTTCTTTGCTTGCATTTTCAATTCCTCCGTTCATCTTCGCTTCGCCGAAGCTGCAAAAGAATGTCCTTGTATCCTTCTCGAATGGCAAAAACACGATGTTTGTTTTGGGGCAAAATGCGTATATATCTTTCTGGTCCCACATGTGCAGATGCTTGCAGTCCCGACACCTTACCACGGGGACGGCATCCACGGTGGGGGCATTCCGGATTATCTCCTTTGCTATAATATCTTCGTCGGAAACATCAAATTGGAGTTCCAATTCCTCTGCATCAATTAAGCGTGGCATTTCAATTGCTCGTTCAATCGTCATTGTTTTCGTCCTCCAAATCCATTTTGCTGCCGCAATTGGGGCAATAGTTTCGTTTCCAAAGCAGCTTCTTTTTGAAAACACAAGCGCACTGGTTGCACCGCAATCCTGCCTTAAAGGTTCTGATTGTACCGAACCCATGTTCGTCCACGTCAACCCAGTCGCACTCTTCCCACCGTCCGTTCCTTTCTGGCTCCACGTCGGCGGCGGGCAACTCGTCTTCTACAAACTCGGTAACGGTCATATCCGGGGCCTTAAAGCCATATCGCAGCATGGCGTTTTTAATTGCCTCCCGGCCAATGTAATCACTCATTTCAATTCCTCCACATAGCACCAGCTTTGGGGTGGGCGTTCTAGCATGTACAGTTCCATGCTATCCCTTTTCGTCCGCAGCCCTGTAAATTCGCTCAGCGGTTTCGGCGTATCGTAGATTTCCAGGTTGGAAATGTGCCAAGCGTACCCATCCTTACCGCCCAGGTATTTTTCAATTTGGGGTGTCGTTAGGCAGCTTTCGGAAAAGTCGAAGGAACCATCTATCGTGCACCTGTCTCTCATCGCAACAAGCAGAATCCCAGGCAACCCGGAAAAACCAACGTGATTTAGCCATGTGATCTTGTCGCACACAAACTCGCCAACAACACTACCATTCCAACATCTATCAAAAGCATTGTGGTTATGGTCGTCTACATAAATGTAGCTTCGTGCGTTCCAAAGTATAACGTTCTTTTGGTTTGTGCAATAGATATAAACCTTAAACGGCGTTTCCATATTGGGACGGTTCTTTCTGACTTCCAGTGTCTTTTCTCCGTCCAGAATCTTTTTCACCCACTCCGGGCGAATGCTGATAAGTACCGCCTTAGCCATTGTCAGCCCTCCGGTTCCATGTTTCGATTGCTAATAGAGGATTAGATAACCAATGTGTTCTCGGTTCGATTGGGCAGTCTCTATTTGGGCAGCATACCCGAAAGCAACAACCGTTTCTCTGCATAACGCCCTTGTCTCCGCAGAACGGGCAGGGCTTCAATTTGATTTCGTCCATTGTTATCTCCTTCCCGCCCGGGTTGCCCCGGGCTTATCGCTTGTTTTCATTCTCCCAAAAATCATAGCCTACATTCCAAAGCAATCCATGCAAATTCATAGGGCAAAGACCCTTTCCGGAACTCTTGCGCAATCCTGTTTGCATTGTTCCGCTTAACGCCTTTCGACATGAGCAGCTTTACAAATCGTTTCTTGGTCATTTATCCAGCATCCTTTCCAGATTCAGCAGCGCCTGCCGCAGCATGATGATTTTGCGTTTCAGGGCGGTCTTTAGGCCTCATGTCCCCGCGCCCGGAACGCCTTGCACACGGTTTGCGATTCCTCGCAGGCTATCAAAACTCGCATTTTTAGTAGTCACCTTCATTTCTCTTATCAAACTCTACGTTGATCTTCGGCACCCACGTATTGCTCAGTGCACTTTCCACGCCCGTAAAAAAGCTATCAACAAACTTTGTGTAATTAACTTTTTTAGCCAGCTCCGCTCTGATTGCCTGTGTAATTTCCGGTTTGCGTTCGTTTACAAGTGCTTGCAACTCCTCACGAGTGATTTCCTCAATCGCTTTCCTCACGTGGAACTCCAACAATGTATATTTATTATCACTGGAATAGTTAGAAACTTTCCCGTTTTTATCAACTTTCGTAGACAAAACCATTTTTACGATCTGGCTCACGATTTCGTTTTTCCCGTTTAAGGCTTCCGAAATTCCCATCATAACGGTTTGCTTTACCGCTTCCGCCAAATAATCCTGATCGATGTTCAAATCCAGTCCTACAATATTTGCCATTTTAATTTCATTTCCTTTCTGTTCTGTTTTCCTTTATTCCCCGGAGGGGCTATCCTCCACCGGGGCGGGGTGCAATTCCGCTTCACCGTGAAACAGCCGTACATTTTCGCCTTGCTCATGCTCAAAAGCAATCCCCTCTCTCGCCAAATCCGGGTGCTCATGTGGGGCAATCGTCCCGCGTGCAGTTCCTGCAAAATGGGCTTTCGATGTACTGGCCGGGTTTTTCGTCCATCATACCCACCCCTTTCTGGCCTTGTCGTAGCGGATTTTCTTGAGTTCCGGGTATCTCTCGTAGAATGTTTCCAGATCGTCCCCGTAAATCTCTCTGAGTGCCGCGTCCATTTCCTCCTGCCGGTTGTCCGCCTCCACGTCGAAAGTAAACGCCGTGTGGAAGTAGTCCGCCAGTTCTGCCACGCGGCGAAACAGCTTTTCAATCCGCGCCCGGCCAAATGTGCCCTTCCCCATGACCTCCGGGTCTCGCAGGGCAATTTGTATATAATCACATGTTTTCTGTATTCCCATTCGTTCGCCAACGTCCAGAAATACCTGCTGTTCATTTCTGCGGCGCTGGATGTAGTTGTTCTTGCCCATATTCAGTCTCCTTCCGCCGCTTTGACGTGTTACCATCGTCGGGCTTTCAGCGCCGATTTAAGCGGCTAATTTTCGCGGTGACGTGCCACATGATTTCACAGGTCTTTCTCCGCCAGAACCTGCCGTATGGCTTCCAGCTCAGCGTCCCCAAGTTCGCCGGACGCGCCCTTAGGAATATCAGGCTTCCCATAGCGCCTAACCGGTGGTGCTGACCCAGCGCCGCCCCTGTCCTGCTCTTTGGCAAGCCAGCCGTTGATAAACCGCTGTACCCCGCCCTTGGTTTTCCGCTTGGACGGGTTGGCGTCACACCACCCGGCCATTTTCCGAAGCTCTGCCAGGATATCAACGGCGGGGTAGAGTTCTGCCCATTTGTCCACGTCAGCCTGAAAAACAGGGTAAAGGGATTTATCATTCAGCATGATCTGGCACACCGGCGGCGTGGAGGCGGTGTCCGGCTCCGCGCCTATACTCTCCTTTACTCTACTTTTCTCTACTCTACTCTCCTCTACTCTACTATGTCTTCGGATGTCAGCATTTTTTGAGAAAATGTTGACATTTCTGCTTGAAATGTTTACATTGGGGCAAATTTGGGCGCACTCGACCAGAAGGATGTTGTAATCGACTTCAAGACTTTTACGGCGGCTGACTGCCTCGAAGTACCGCTTCTGAATTCCCCGTGAAGTCAGAACGTGGTACTTGTCATATATCTCTTTGTCGAACATCCCTCGTCTGATAGAAGCCTCTATTATTTCGGAAACGACGCTCCCACCCAGCCCGCATCTTCGGGCGAACAAAAGCGCAACCTCCTCTGTCCATTCAATGTAATAACCCTCCTTGCCGTATATCTCTTGCAGCAAGTGAACAATTACACCAAATCCTGTCAAGCCATATTCTGCTTCTATCAGTTCAAATTTCTTGTCCAAGCAAACATCAAGCGGAAAGAAATCAAGTCCGCTTTTGATTGCCATATGCTACCTCGCTTCGTTTGAGTGTTCCAGCGAATACCGCGCAAAACACGTCCGCTCCCCGTATCGGTTCTTCCCGGTGACGGTTTCGCTCTTGATGGGAACGCCCTGAGCTCTCAAGTCCCAGATTCTAGCACCCAGTCGGTAACAGCCGTACTCTGTAACCGCCTCGGCCTGGGTGATACTTCCATAGTCCTGCAAATGCCGCAGGATACGCTCACACTGTGTCACGGGGTGCCTCCTCTCCGGTGATGCGAACCGCCACGCATGGGCGGGTGCCGTACCGCTTGCAGACTGTGGCGTCTGTGATGGCTGCGTCATCCCTGTAGGCGATACCGTTCAGGGCATCACACACAATCTTGCCTATGTTGTCCCAGTCGGGCTTCACCATTGGTAGAATCTGATTGTCAATCGCTTCGGCCTGCTTGCGCTTGCTCCACGAATGGGGGACGGGGTAGATTGCCGCAATGTCAACCCGTATAGTGCCGGTAAACTTTGCCCCGTGGGCTTCGCACTGGTATGCCCATGCCACCAGCTTTTCATAGTCCTTCGTTTTCTTTGGGGTGTATGTCTCACCGTTCTGGGTGAAGCGGGGGCGCTCCTTCCCTTGCGGAACGCCGGGAATCGTAAATTCAATCGTCACGTTTTCGCTCCTTCCTTTGGAGTTGGCGGTTTCACCTCCCACCGTCAAGGGAAAATGCAAACTATACTGTCAATCTTTTTGAGGAAAGATTACTTTTTCCGGCTTAGAACGGCAAGTCGGGGTCGTCTTCGGTAATCTCCTGATATCCTCCAAATCCCTGCTGGCCGTACCCGTTGCCCCGGTTCGTCCGCTGTGGGGCGATGAGCTGCCCGTATCCGGCGTTTTGCGCCGTTCCGGTATTATTGGTGGTATCCTGAGAGTTGCGCTTGCTGGAAAGCAGCTCAACGCTTGTGGTCACTATCTCAAACGCCCGGCGCTTGTTCCCGTTCTTGTCCGTCCAGTCCCTGGCTTGCAATGCTCCGGAAACGGCTACGATGTCGCCCTTATGGCCGTACTGCGTCAGGTACTCAGCGCCCTGCCGCCATGTGACGAAGTCCAGAAAGTCGGTGGCATCCTTCGTCATTGGACGCTTGACGGCGAGACTGTAGGAGCAAACCGCCGTCCCCTCCTGGGTTCTTCTCAGCTCCGGGTCGGCGGTGAGCCGCCCGACAAATTGACAATTATTCATGTGTTCTCCTTCCTGTAAATCAGATCGTTTTCGTTCCAGCCGGGATAAATGCCCATCAGGTACTCCCGGAAATACGCCCTCATTTCCATTCTTGCCGTGGTCTGATCGTACCGGTTGTGACATCTGGGGCAGAGGGTAAGCCCGTTCTGGGCAATGCCAAGCCCTCCCTGCGCCCGGGATATGTAGTGGGCGTTGCTCCATGCCAGAGGGGCAGGGGCGGGAGCGCCGCAGAATACACAGCACGTCCAGCCGTCAATGCTGTCCCGCTCGGCAATCGCCATTTTCTCGCCCCGGGTGAAATCCCTCGCTTTGGTGTCCTTCCTCAACGCCATTCCTCCTTCAGCAGTTCCAGCTTGTCCGGGGGCAGGGTTTCAATGTCCAGCGCCTTGCAGTCCTGTATCAGATTGTCGATCAGCCGAGCCATTTGTTTGGTGTCGTAGGTACTGGAACCGTGGTATGCCGCCAGGTTCCGGCACCCAGGCACCTGAGACGCGCCCAGGCTGTCCACCAGCCATCCAAGGCCGTTTTTCTGCCAGCTCCGTGTGAAGCGCTCCACGTCCTGTTCCCGGACGCACATAGGCGTGTAATTGTCTCCCACGCCCCGAATGGCGTTCCGGTAGACCTCAACCGGAGGAATCCCCATAGCGGCGGCAAGCTTGTGAATCAGCGCCCAGGCGTAGGCGTTTGCGTCCAGGCTCCGCTTTTCCCGGTGCTCTTTCAAGGCCAGATCGTAGGGCGTGGCCTTCATTTTTCGGATAAAGGCCATTGCCTTGCCCAACTCAGAACGGGAGGGCTTGACCATCAGCCAGCCGCCCTCAAGCTTTGCCTCGGTGAATGTAAGCTCCGTCATGATTGCTGCCACACAAACGCCCGAAGGTTCTTTGTATCGTTGCGGATTGCAAGTCCGGTGATCCGCCCGGTCTTCTCGTCATAGGCGATTTTCTCAACGCTGAACTTGTCATAGCAGTTGAACCGGGTCTTTCCGTTGAAGGAAGACGCTTTGATCTCTGCTTTATTGCTGGGAATCCAGACAAACGGGGACGTGTAGAGTTCCCTGCCGATGCCCCAGCGGAACCCGGCACGCTTGAAAGCGTCGCTTGCCTCGCCCTTTTTCTGGTTGCCTTCCTCGTCCTCCCGGCTCTCGATACCGCAGTCCCATTTCCATTGGATGCCGCCGTTTTCCTGGATAATCCCGATACCGGCGTAGAGATTGCCCTTGATCTCCTTGTAGTCGTTCGTCCAGTTGCCCGCCCCTACAGTCTCGTCCAGCAAGTCCATATCCGTCCTCGCCGTCTTGTACAGCAGACACACCAGACCATTTTCCTTGACCTGCTTGACCTTGACCTCAATCTCGTCAGCGGTCAGAAACCGAAACATTCTCGCCATTGTCTTCCTCCTTAAATTCCAGCGGGCATTCATACCCAACTGTTGCTCTTGTATCCAGCAGATACTCCCCGGTCAACCGGCACTGCTTCCGGGCGTATGTTTCCATACACGGGCACAAATCACAGCATACATGACCCTCCGGGAAGTAAATGCTTGCCGTGGCCTTCTCGTACCACAGGCAGCTTTTTTTATCCGCCATAGTTCACCGCCTCCATCATTCTTCATCCTCCTGCAACGGCTCAAACCGTTTTATAGCGATACCGCCTTTGTACGGATATGCCCGGTATTTTGCCCCGGGGGGAACAATTCCGCCTAAGCTACCTGCGCTGATATAAAATCCTGTACTAACTTTGTTGATTTTTAATGTTCTACCAATTTTTTGCGGAATAAAAACGATGTAGTTCTTGCTTACTTTTATCCCAACAGTGTTTTCGCCGTTCCAAAACTTTGAAGCAAGAGTGTTAATGTAGGCAACGCGCCTCTTACCATTCAGGAAAATGACAGCCGGAACATTGACTCGATTGTACGGCCTAATGTAGATATCCTCGAATCTTTCTGATTCGCTGATGACGATTCCGTCCTCCATTATTCCTCCACCTCCGCTTCCTCGTTGAACTCCGTCATGGAATCGATGCAATCCAGGCAGTAGAACTCATCATGCGCCGGGATATATACCAGTTTGCTGTCTGTGATGGGACATCCGCACCTGGCACACTTCGGAAGTGCCGCTTCCCGAAAGTCGGCATCCGCTGCCAACTGTTCAGCCTGCCGCCACGGTTCGTAGCATTCAGGAATGTCCATCGTCGCCGCCCTCCGATCTAAGCGGTTTCCAAACCGGGCTATCTTCGCCGAGTATGTCATAAATCATCAGTGCCCTGTACGTTTCTGCGGCTGATTCGTTTTTCTTCCGCAGAGCTGCATAAACACGGTTGATAAGGAACGCTGATTCCGTAACAAGGTCTTTCACGGTTCCATCTATACGGAGAGAATGTGAAAATATGGATTTGTTTTTGGCATCCAGCTTGTACTCAATCATGTTGACTTTCCTTTCTCAGTTTGATATACTGTAAGTGGTAGAGATTTTTTATATCGCTTGCCGTCCCCGGTGCTGTAACATCGGGGGCGGCTTTTTATCTCCCTCTGATGCACCGTCCGATACCGGCGCCCATCAGGATAGCGCACACCCACATTGCGGGGACTGCTGCCCTGTCTGCCAGCAAACCGGCCTGCTGCCACCAGAAAAGCACCAGATTCAGCCCCGCATATGGGAGGACGCGGAAAACGCATTCCTTGATATTGAACGGCTTCCGGTTCTCCGGCACCGGCTCCCACCGGGCATCCACGGGCTTGTTCCTGCTTGCCATATCGTTCACCTCCTGTCGTGGTTTTTGTGAACTACGTCGAAAAGCTCCACGTTCTCATCGTCAAACGCCTTACGTTCCTTCGATTCCATGAAAAGGGATTCCCGCAGATGCTCATTTTCCCGGCGCAACCGGCGGTTCATTTCCGCCATGGTGCGAAGCTGGGTCGTTTCGTTGGGTGTCATTTGGCGTTCTCCTTATAGGGCTTGACGTCGGAATCACAAACCCACTGACCCAGGCCACGGCAATTTTCGTAACGTTTACCTTGCTCGCAAATACGAATAAGTCTGACGGTTTCGCCGATGCTAAACCCGTGGTAGTGAGATTTCCTTACAATCTTGAACTTGTCCCCAACCTTGGGCGTGTACTTTTCCGGCTTGTCCTCCTTGCGCTTCTTCTCGAACAGCCGCTCAACGGCGACCCTTGCGCCCTCCGCGCGGCTGTAGGTATCCTCCGGATTGCACCGGGCTTCTGCGGTCTTCACGTCCCGTCCTCCACGTTTCAGCGTGGCCGTGGTAATCATCCCGTCAAAGCGGAGTTCCACGGTGCAGGGTTCCCGCTCAGGCTCCGCAAGGCCAGCGATCATGTCTTCGTACCAGCACCAATGCCCAAGAAAATCGTCGAGATCCTCCTCCATGCAATAGTAAACTCCTTCATTGTTGATTCCGGATTTTATGATCGTCATGGTCTTTCCCAGATACTTGTCCATATAAGGGTTCCAGCACTGCTGCGTCCTCTTGCTCACAATCCGCACCTTATCCCCACACTTGTATTTCGCCATAAATAACTCCTTTCAATTTCGGCATTCTGCCGTAGATTTCAAATCACTGCCATTCCCTCGCAAACGCCCGTATCTCCTTATCAGAGTACCCCAGGGTTTTCAGGATCACCGCCGGGTTGGGGTGGAGGGTGGTCACCAGCTTCCGAAGGACGTCAAGTGGCATAACGGTTTTTCCATTTCGGTAGTGCCGCAGGTTTTGCCCATCCACCCCGATTCCCCGCCCCAGAGCGGCGGCGTTGTCGCTCTGGATTCCCGCGAGGGTGCAGCAGCGGTTAATTTCCTTCCAGAAGTCCTCTGCCGTGTACCGGTCGGCATACTGCCGGATTCTTGGCATTGTCTGCACCTCCTCTCATATAATCCGTAATTCGTTTATTCATGTCTTTTTTATTGCATATTGCCCCTCGCTGTGCTATTCTGGAAGAAAAAACAGAAAGAGGCGGTCTTATGGGCAAAAAGAGTATAAAAGCATCTAGCGCGGAGTATCCGGGCGAATCGTATTTATTGCGCTGCACGTATCAGGAGGTTACCGAATGCCCGTCATGCCATTTCGCGATTGAGCCGAAGGCATTATGCGCTTACTACGTTCAGCCCGACAGCCCTTCTGATGGGAAATGCACGCTGTACCTTCTTTCCCTGTGCAAAAGGTGCAATCAGGTCTTTTTAAGCGCTTTTCAGGAAAGTACAAGTCGCCCTGTTCCTGGCTTTGCAGATTTCGATTCTGCCTCGTACTCTGTTCCTTACACGCCTAACATAAACAAATTTTCAGGCGACGTGCAGCAGCTTTCACCGGACTTCGTTGAGACCTATGCGCAGGCGGAAATTGCCGAATCTCAACGGTTGTATCGCATCTGCGGGGTTGGCTATCGAAAAGCCCTGGAGTTTTTGGTAAAGGACTATTTGCGGCATAAGAATCCAGATAATACCGATAAGATACTCGCGGAGCCGCTCGGTTCGTGCATCAAAAAGCTGGAAGACCAAAGGCTCAAGGTTCTCGCTGAGCGGTCGGCATGGATTGGAAACGACGAAACGCACTATGTAAGAAAGCACGACGATCTCGGCATTGAAGATATGAAACGCTTCATAAAGGCCATGCTGAATTACGTAGAATCGGAACTTGCTTTCGAGGAAGCCGAAGCCATCCCCTGCAAATAGGTATCGCGCTCTGCCAGCTTCTCCCCGGCCAAAGACCAGTATTCCACGACAACCCGTGTCGGCTGATCCACTGCACCAGACCCGCGCGCAGACCGTGTTTCAATGACGGGAATTACACGTGCTGAATCACACCCTCTGGGGAATAGATAATTTTTCATTTTTTCACCCCCTTCTAGGCTTGTTTGTGCGGCCTATTGTTCAATATCTTTGAACTTATAAAGCAAAAAAATAATTGGGAATCTCAACGTCCCGAATATCGAGAACGTTACAGGCTTTTGCTATCTCAGTCTGCTTCCAGCCAACTTTTCCATTAAGTTTTAAGGAAATGGTGCGTTCGGACATTTCCATTCTTTCGGCAAACCTGCTCTGCGTACCAACCTTTTCAACAATGCGGCCTAGCAGTTTGGAATAATTGTACGGCATATTCTCACCTCACTTTCGGTTCAATTCTCTTGAACTGGCTTAAGTATACACCATAATTTCCCGTTTGTCAACTAGTTTGTTCAAAAAAATTGAATTATTTTTATTTGGCTCTTGAGCTTTAGTTCAATGTGTGCTATTATTCAGTTACCGGAGGTGTAGCAAATGAAAAATAGTAGCACAAGTGAAAGATTAAAGCAGATCATGAATGAAAGGTCGCTTCGACAAGTCGATATTCTTGAAGCTGCCAAACCTTTTTGCGAGAAATACGGTGTTAAGTTGGCAAAAAACGATCTCAGCCAGTACGTAAGCGGGAAGGTTGAGCCGAGGCAGGAAAAGTTGACCATCCTCGGATTGGCACTGAATGTAAGCGAAACGTGGCTTATGGGATACGACGTTCGTAGAGAGCGCGACGAAAAAGAACAGCCCGCCGATTCCGGCGAGCTGTCCGAATTGGATAGTCAAATCATGGCGCTGGTCAAGAGTTTATCCGAAGAACACAAGCGGTTAATTCTTGCCCAGCTGAGAGGGCTTACAGAGGGGAGATAACCATTGAACGGTTACACGCTCATTCGGATGCTGCCAGTTCGAGAAGGAGGCGCACAAGCTTTACCTTTTCTTCATCTGTCAGCAGCTGGATGCGTTCTCCGATCTCCCTGTCTAATTCCTGCTCCGTCATCTCTTCGATAGGCTTCTTAATTTCTTCTTTCGCTTGCATGTTTTGTCCCTCCGTTATGTATTTATAAACGTTTGTTTGATTACGTAGCGTATAATAGCACGTCATGTGTCCAATAAACCGGACTAATTAGAAAAATGCACAAAAATTTTTCTTTTCGTTGAAATTATATGTCGAACGTGGTATGATTTTGAATGAAGATGACAATTGAATTCTGATTCAAAAAAATTTTTAAAAGTGGTTGACAACTGAATATTCGGGCTTTATAATGAGGGTGTGGATAATTCCACGATGATGAAGCCTTAGAGCGAGGCTTCTGCGGGAAAAAGAAAGCTCAATTGATGATTTGCTCGTAGAGCGCGAGCAGCATAATCAAAAGAAAGCTCGATTGATTTTCACGCCCTCTGTTTCGACAGGGGGCGTCTTTTTTAGGAGAGAGATAGATGAAGCTGATCACCCTGTCCCCGGTCTTCTACGAAAGGTATCACGGCTGTGAAGAGATTCTGATAAAGCAGACAAGGCCGTATGTCTGTTTGGCGGTTAAAGTTGACGGCGTTACATTCGCAATTCCTTTTCGCCACCATATTCCCCACAAGTGGGCATTCTTTACCGTTGGCGAAGCTGGGCTGGACTATTCAAAAGCCGTCGTCATCTCCGAATGGCGGTTTATCAATTCAAGCACACCGACCATCGAGCAGGAAGAATTCAATATATTGAAAGGGAAAGATGCGCTGATCACAAACGGAATGCGGAAATTCCTGATTGCGTACAGGAATGCCGTGAAGTATCCGGATAACAAGCATTATGACATGATCCGTTCATGCAGTTCCCTTCAATACTTTCACCGCGAATTACGTATTCGTTAGGGCTATACGCCCCGCCACCCGTGCCACAAGGTGACGGGGCTTGCCGCCGGTAACGACGTGTGTCCCTTGCCGGTTGCAATACCACCATACACCACACACAGGCGTTTCGTAAAGCCCCAGATGTGAAATTCCCGTTCCATTTTCGCAACAATCGTTCCATATGTGAAACATTCCGTTTTTGGAGGCGGTTTTATGAATATTTCCGAGCATTTATCAGAATTGGAAGCCCTGCGGAAGGAGCGGGGCATGTCCCAGCAGGAGTTGGCAGAAACCTGCGGCGTATCCAAGGCCACGATCTGCCGCGCCCTGAATGGTGCGACGGAGCCGACGGCAAGGCTTGTGCAGAGCATTGAGGCCGCCGTGCAGTACACCCCGGAGGAACACCCTGTGCTACCTGCCCCCGGCCAGTCCATGGAGGAATATGTGGAATATCTTCAGGCAACGATCATCCGCCAGAGCGAGGACTACAGGCGGCACACCATGCAGCTGCAAACGCACTACAGCATTCTCAACCGCCAGAATCGGCGGGTGATTCTGATTATGGGCATTTCCATTGCGGTGCTGGTAATCTTCCTAGTAGGCTGGCTCATCTTCGATATCATGCACCCGGGAACCGGATGGATTCAGAGGTAAGATAAATTTTTACGATTGTCGGAAATATTTTTCCGTTTTTGGTCAATCTGTCTATTGCTATTTTCCATTTCTCGGGGTACAATATAGACGTAGGATAACCACCTACGCTATATAGACGACGTTCATCGTCCGCCCTAATTTGCCGCCTGCCGAGAGCGGGATATAAGACTTCGGCTTGTTGTGAGACTGCCGCTTGCCGGGAGCGGGATACAAAACTCCGGCCTGAAAATGCCGGACTGGCCGCCATGCCGGTTCGGCATTCTTTTTTGGGGGATAACAAATGACAGAGATACAGGACTCCGGAATATACATAATCCGTGATGCTTTCTTTGAAAAATACGGGAACAACCGCTATATGAAGAATAAGCAGGAGAGCCGCCCCCACTACTACGCTATGGCGGACAAATCCGGTGTCCTATGGATGGTTCCAATGAGTACCAACGTAGATAAATACAAGCGGCTGATATATGAAAGTGAGAGGCGGCACGGCTCCGGAAACTGCGTGCATTACCTCATAGCGCCGATATACGGAAAAGACAGGGCTTTTATTATCTGCGATATGTTCCCCGTCCTCCCGGAACATGTACTACGCCCATACAATATCAACAATGTGCCTTATGTTTTGGAAAACAAAAATATAAAGAAAAACATCCGTGTAAAAGCGCTTGCCTACTTGAACATGGTTGAACGTGGGGTTCTACATAGTCCGTTAAATATTATCGAAACCAAGGCCGCGTTGCTCAAAAGCAGAAAGGACTAGAAGACGGAACGGGCAGCCGTCGCCCTTGTTAGGAGATGTGGGAGCGTCGCCCCACCTAGTTCTCAAAAACAGTGGCAGACCGTTTCGGCGGTCTGCCATTTTTTCTAACCGCATGTAAAGGGGGATTCCTTATGGCAAAAAGAAAGAATGAGCCGGAAATCAGGCTCCCAAAAATTAAGCAGCTCCCCTCTGGGGCGTGGCACACACGTGTATTGATAGAGAATCGCCGCGTATCGATTACGAAAGATACATATGATGAATGCGTGGCCGAATATCTCGCCTTGAAAAACGGCCTTGTGGAAGTCCGCGAGAAGAAGGACGGGAAAGACATCACGCTGGAAGAAGCCGTCAAAAGCTACATTGCATCAAAAGAGGGATTCCTTTCCCCATCCACCATTGCAGGGTACGAGAAGTTCAAGCGGAATATGCTGCTAGGCATGATGAAGCGGAACATTTTCACAGTCTCCAATGACCAATGGCAGGCCGCTATCAGGCAGGAACACAAGGCCGGGAAATCCCCGAAGTATATCAAAAATGGGTGGATGTTCTTTTCCGCCTGCATCGTCGCCGCCGGTGCTCCGCGCCCAGAGGTGATGCTGTATCCCCCGGAACACAACGAACGGGCATACCTCACGCCGGACGAGATAGATAAGTTTGTGGAAGCTATAAAAGGCCACCGATTTGAAATCCCGTATCTGATGTGCCTTTCCTCCCTGCGCCGCTCGGAAATGATCGCCATGGACTGGGCAAACGTAGATTTGGAAAACAAGGTGATGCACGTTCGCGGCGCAATCGTCATGGGGGCGGCTGGGCTTGTGCAGAAGCCACAAAACAAAACGGCGAAGTCCCGCCGCTCTGTGCCTATCATTCCGCCGCTTCTAGAGGCGCTGAAAGCGCAGGAGCAGAAGACCGGAAACGTGGTAAAGGCAAGCGCAGAAACCATCTACAATAATTTAGGCAAAGTCTGCGCCGCCGCTGGAATCACCGTGGTTGATCTGCATGGGCTGCGCCACAGCTTTGCATCTCTTGCCTACCACTTGCAAATTCCGGAAATGATCGCCGCCGAAATCGGAGGGTGGAGTGACTTGTCTACCATGCACAATATCTACACGCACCTCGCCCAGAAAGATATTGCCAAACGCTCCAGCGACTTCTGCGACTACTTCACCACCGAAGCGATGAAAAAGCGCAAATTGGCAACGGAATTGGAAATGAAAAATAAAAGTTGCTAGTGCCGCAACAGTTTTTGAAATTTATTTATGGGGTTCGATTCCCCTCGGCTCCACCAAACAGAAAAAGCCCTAGAACCTTATTCTAGGGCTTTTTTATTGCTTTATCAGCTATATTCCCACGTTCTCCGAACTATTCTGCGGGAAAATATTACCGCAGATTTTAATATTTTCCCGCGTGCGGTACGTTTTTAGGGTGCAAATTGGCAACGGATTGGCAACGGAATTTGCCACGCTTACCGCTTATACAGCCCCTGCACCACTCCGACGTTCTCCGCCCGTTCAATATTCCGCTTGTGCAGGTACTCATAGACGGCCATCATGGCCGCAGGCGGCTCGCCCTTTTGCTTGCGGTATTCCTCGATGTGGGAAACAACGGCCTTGTGCAGGGCGTTCATGTGGTTCATTTCCTCCCCGCTCAGCCTGTAAAACAGGTCTGCCAGCTCCGGATCGTCGTGCTTATATTCCACGGCCAGCTCCGCGTAGGTGTGCGCGTCCTCCAGCTCATCCTCTATGTGCTCCATTAGGAGTTTTATTTCTTTCATATAGCCTTACGCTCCTTCCTTGATGTACGCATACAGCGTATCCAGCTCTTTCTTCCCTATTTTGATCGTGATTTTCAGCATCGGGATTTCCACAGGGATAGGGTCGCTGATGTACGGCTTGGCGGCGTTGTACAGAGCGTCTACATCGACTGCGTTGCGCCCTTTATCGTAAACGCCCAGGGCCTTAAACATGGGGTGCTCCGCATACTGGGCGATAATATTCGGAATGTTGGCCGTCAAGAGGCCACCGGCTCCGGCGATCAGAACTCTGTCCCAGCCGTTTAGGCTTGGGGCAATATCTCGGTCAATGAATTTTGCAATTCCAGACTGGACGGTATCCATAGAAACCATAAAAATTACCTCCTTGAAAATGTGGGGCGGCGGTTGCCGCCCCTTTGGCTGGGAATCAGTTACCGTTGCAGCACCCACCGCCGCACTTGGGCAGAGGGTTGTAGAGGGACTGAGCCGTGGTGGTGGTTCCAGTGGTCACGTCAGCAACCATCTTGGGATAGAAGGTTGCGTTTGCGTAGGTCACGATGGAATTGTCACCGCAGCAGCGCCGCTCCGCCTCGATCTGGATTTCCCTTGTCAGGTCGGACTTAACAGCCGCAATATCCTGACGGGCCAGGGTGAAGCTGTCCTCGGTCCGCTGATTGTGCACAGCCTGGTCGCACAAGGTCTTGCGAATTTCCTTCAACTGAGCGTCAATGTAGGCGTACAGCTGGAGGTCTTTCTGGTCATTGTAGGTATTGGCTTTCAGCAGAGCGATTTCGGAATCCTTGGCGGCAAGCTCCTGCTGCTTTGCCAGGTCGTAACGGCTTACAGGCGTATTCTCACTACACCCGCCAGGACCAGGCATTGTGCCACGGTTACCCAGGGCCAGAGCGCCGATACCGCCCATAGCGTTCAGAACGCCCAAGGCCAAACCAGCAATGCCAGTACCAAGACCGGCACCAGCGACGCCTTTGGAGGCATATTCCTTTTCGACTTCAACCATATTAGAAGTCCTCCTTCAAAATATTAGGAGGTGGCCACCTTCTACCTATAGAATAACAAAAATCCCGACGGTAGAATCATCATCTACTCGTCGGGATTTCGTCAATAAATCGTCAATAAATCGTCACGCAGAATCAGAATTTCAGATTTTCAGGGAGCTTGTCACTGTACTTTCTGCACAATTCGTATTCTATCCGCAACTTTTTAATCGTTCTTGTGATAGTGGCTTGGGACACACAAAACTTGTGGCACTGTTTTGTCTGGCTCCATCCGGCGGCTCGGGTGCGGATGATCTTTTCCTCTAGCGGCGTAAGAATCGCCAGAGAACAGAACTCATCCAGAATCACCCGATTCCACGGGACTTTATCCACTTGTCACATCAGTCCTCCTTGGGGGAACTGTAAGTTCTTGCCTGTTTGCTGTCAGCAATACCGGCGGTGGTAGGATCATTGACCACGCCCAGGATCACCAGCAGGGCAAACACGGCGTTCACCACGGCCAGAAGCTTGTCGCCGATTTCGCCCAAGTCCAGCGTAAAGCCGAACAGGGCAGCTACCGTCTGCACCAGCAGAAGCAGCGCAGGAATTGCGGCCAGCCAGAAGTTCTTGTTCTTGATACGTACAACCCAGTTAATCATTTTTGTTTTCCTCCTTGTTCGTTAAGCGTATAAAATTTTCTTGCCGTATCTCACGGCGCATTCATGCTCGATGGTGCATCCATTGTAGTGCTGCCAATCCTTGCAGAAGTACACAACATCTGCCTCTCCCAGCAGCTTAATGGACTCTCCGAGATACCACAGAGGGGCAGCTTGGGCGGGGGCGTTTTTGAAAAAGGAATCAATAATTTCGACTTTGATTCCCTCAGCTTCAAAACGGCTTATTACCTCCGCTCTTTCTGCTTCAATTTCTTCATTGGTTTTGCCTTTCATTGGTTGGCTGATAAAAAGTTTCATGTTGTTCCTCCTTAAATTTAGCCCAGCCCAAGCCGGGCAAGAATAAACCCTACGACAGCGGCTACGACGATGTAGATGACCCTTTCTACCACCGATTTCCACCGCTTGCCGGGTTCGGATTTCAGCTCCTGCACGTCCGTGCAGAGGCCGTCAACCTTTTCCCCGGTGACCTCCACCTTCTCCGCCATGACGGCGACGGATGTTGCCAGCGTGTTCACCGCTTCCGTGTGCCGTTCCAGCGCGTCCAGACGGTGGGAGTTGGATTTGCTCCGCTGTTCTACAGCGGAAAGCCGCCCAGCGATTTCCGTTTCTTCCATTGGCATACTCCCTTCTCAGCCGTTCCACCGGCTGTATTTCCCGTTGTCCTCGTGAATCCCCCATCCGTACAGCCCCAGGCCGCCCCGCCCAGGGATTTTCTCAGCCTGTACCTCCTGGGCTATGGCATACAGTTTCTCCGGGGAGATAGCCCCTGAGAGGTCTACGGCCTGCCCCGTGGTGTGCAGGGAGTTGGATACCCCGCCCACTTCGGCATTGTGCCGCTTGCACCGCACACCGGAATTCACATTCAGGGGAACCCCCGCCCTGCGGCGTATCTCATCCGCCATGCGGACGGTTTCCTCTGCGGGTTCGGCGGGGAAGCCGTTGCAGTATTTCCCGCCGCACTGGCACCGGAATTCCTTCCGGGTGAAATACCGGATATCGTCCCAGAACGTACCGGTTTTCGGCGCGTCGCTGCGCTCCGGCTGCTCTACCTTTACCGCCGTCCCGGCAATAGCACCAATCAGCATTTTCTGGGTAGCCGCACCCGGTATCCCGTCCACGGTAAGCCCGTAGTCGGCTTGAAACGCCCGGATAGCCCCTTGGGTATTCCTGCCCTCAATGCCGTCAATCGAGCCGGGAGAATAGCCTAGATAAGTCAACAGGCATTGGATTTGCTTTACCGTCATACGTTCACCTCTTCCCAGCCATGAGGGTATGCGGACGGCGACCATACATTATTGTCCAACGTGGAGCGGTACACTTTACTGCCCTCCGTGCAGCAGTCGCCCTTATTATAGGGGCTGGTAGACATGGCGACGAACGGCAATGCTTTCGTTGGGTCGGTGCTCCAAGCAAACCCCCACTGCGCTGGGAGCTCCTCTGGCTCCTGGGTGTAGATAGTGCTGTCATAGGACTGCACCAGCCGCACCACACGGCCAGCAGATGACCGGCACACAAACCCGGCCTTGCGCTCCAGCATGTTTTTGTTTGCGACAGCAGCCTTGAAACCGGGAATGTTGCTATCCGCCGCGTTCAGTTCGGTGCCTGTCATGTCCGGGGCTTTCTCCTGCAAGGCAAGCGCATTCGCCCGCCCCTGAGCATACATGATGCTTTTTCTTTCCTCTTGTGTCACAGACTGTCAACCCCTTTCTTGTAGGCTTCATCCAGCTCTTTCAGCTGTTCCTCGCCGCCGCTGGTTTTTATTTCCAGGATTTTCGCAATAATGGCGTTTTTGCGTTCTTCTATGGTCATCATGTGTTATTCACCCCCAGAGCGGTTTCAATCTCCTGAAGAGCCGCTTCGTATTCGGCGTTCTTTTTCAACGCTTCTTCCAGCGGGGTGAGGATTTCCACCCCGTCCCGATAAAATTTACCATTGCTGTAGGTATCGCCGATAGCCACGGGGCGGTCTGCGGGGTTGATTAGGGATGCCGTTTCGGGCTGGGCATCGGAACACCACAGCATGTTGGTTATGGTGCCGTTTTCAATAAGTGCCATACTTTTAGCCATGTGTTGCCCTCCTATCGCTTATTGCGGGCGATTACGATGCCGGAACCGCCGGAAGCGTATGTTGCAGCAGAATGTAAGTTACCAAGTCCACCACCGCCGCCGCCCGTGTTTGCGTCACCGTTTTTTGGCCTTGGATTTGCATCAGCACCGCCACCATCACCACCGCCGCCAGCACCGCCAGACGATATTTCATTAGTCGTTACAGCCCCGCCTCCGCCACCGCCAGCGTAAAGTGTGCCATTGGCTTCCTCAAATTCTCTTGTTGTTGTTCCCTGGCCGCTACCACCAAGATCACCGCCGCCAGAAGACCCATCTGAACCGCCAGAATAACCAGCACCTCCAACTTTTCCTGAGCCGCCACCCGATCCGCCTGAACTAGGATAGTCACCGCTTGTGCTAGTGTCACCGCCATTGGCAGTCAAGCCAAATGCAGACGTTGCGCCACCGGCGTTTGGTGGAACTTTATTACTTGTAGTAGGGCCAACACCGCCCGCACCAACTATGATTGGGTATTCTATACCTACCTTCACGGAAACGGATTTTTGCGTCTTTGTATACCCACCACCACCGCCGCCACGTCCGCCACCGCTTGCGCCACCCCCAACAAGGAAGACGTCGATACCGCCCTCCGCACCGTTGAGGTTGGTAAACGTCAGCGTGCCAGAGGTGAGGAAGCGGATTTTCCAGTTGCCCTGAGATACGGTGATAGGCTCGTCAGAATCGTTGACAATTTCGTAATCGCCGGTGTAGGTAAATTCGGGGATGGTATTGAACGAAATCGCCGTGCTGTACTCCGTCGTGACCACAACATTCTTTTGAGCAGTCTTACCATCGCCGGTGATGGTAACTGTCCATGTCCCGCTTGCAAGCCCCTTGAACACCACTACACCCGTTGTTCCGGAGCTCTTGGTCTTCGTCTTTCCGTCCTTGGAAACAGTCACGGTGACGTTCGCCGGGGCTGTGACGGTAAGGGTGCCGCCTGCGCCGCCGCTGGCACCAAATCCATATAAAGGCACCGCAATACTCATACGTACACCTCCACCGTAATCGGAATATTCACCGTGGGCTTGTCCTCAAGGCAG